GGATATAGCGAAGATTCGGCCGGGGCCATCGGTCATGAGAACCTGAAAAAACCTGAAATACAGGAATTCATCTCTGCCAGACAGAAAGAGCTCCAGGAAGCGACTGGTATCACACAGAAGAGAGTGCTCGAAGAGTATGCAAAGATTGCCTTCTTCGATATCAGAACACTCTACACCGCAGATGGCGGACTCAAGGATATCAGGCAACTGGACGACAACGCTGCAGGAGCAATTTCCAGTGTTGAATCCATGGAAGAGAAAACCGGTGAGGAAGATGTAGAGGCAATCGGAACAGTCCGCAAAGTGAAGATGCATGACAAGGTAAAAGCTCTGGGTGACTTGGGCCGTCACCTTGGATTATTCACTGATAAGATTGACCTCAATGTTTCTGGCTCGGTTACCTGGAATGAGACAAAGACTTACCAAACGAAGGAACATGAATGATCCTTACAGCCAAACAGACGATAGCGCTCGATCTGCTCGAAGATGAAGAAACGGAAGAGTTGCTGTATGGTGGCGCCGCAGGTGGTGCAAAATCTGTTCTGGGTTGTTACTGGCAACTGAAAAAGCGGTTTAAATATCCCGGCTCACGGGGTTTCATAGGCAGGGCCTCCTTTAAGACACTGAAGGATACAACCCTCAAAACGTTCTTTGAAGTAGCAAAAATGCAAGGGATAGTAAGAGGCAAACACTTTGATCTTACAGGCCCCTGGGATAAGGAGAATCCAAATTGCTTGCTGTTCGGTAACGGCAGTATGATCTATTTGCGAGACCTGGCAACTTATCCATCCGATCCTGACTTTGATGAACTGGGGTCGTTGGAGATCACTGACGCATTCATTGATGAGTGCGGGCAGATTAGCCAGAAAGCAAAGGATACATTGAAGACCCGTATCAGGTACGGGCTCAATCAGTGGGATTTGACTCCAAAGATTCTGTATTCAACCAACCCTGTAAAGAGTTGGCCCTATACGGAGTTCTACCGTCCATCACGTGACGGTACCATACCATCCTACAGGAAGTTCGTACAGGCCTTTGTCACAGATAATCCACATGCTCCGAAGTCTTATATCCAGCTCTTGCACAGGTTGCCAGAAGGGCCACAGAAAGAGCGGTTGCTGAAAGGTAATTGGGAGTATGATGATGACCCGGCAGCGTTGATTATCTATGATCGCATCCTGGATTGCTTCACAAATGATTTCGAGAAACTGAAGGGTAAGCGATGCATCACAGCGGATGTGGCCCGATACGGTAGCGACATCACTGTGATAGGCGTTTGGGATGGATTCCGGGTAACGATCTATTGGTACAAAGGATTATCTGTACCGGAAGTAGCTGAGAAGATACGAGGTTTTCAACAGCAGCACGGAATCCCGAATAGCCGAACAGTGGTGGATGATGATGGAGTAGGCGGTGGAGTAGTTGATATCGTTGGTTGTATTGGATTCGTAAATAACAGCAGGCCCTGGCCAAATCCGGTTAAGCCTGATCTCGATGAAAAGGGAAATCCGAAGCCAGAGAACTACGACAACTTGAAGTCTCAATGTTCATACCGAATGGCTCAAAGAGTGAATGATGGCGGTCTATACATTGAAAACGCCACACCGGAGATGAAAGAAAAGATCACGGAGGAAATGGAGCAGGTTAAGCAAAAGGATGTTGATACAGATGGGAAACGTGGAGTGCTACCGAAAAAGACCATCAAAGAGCTTATAGGTAGATCTACCGACTACTGGGATATGATCATGATGAGAGAATTATTGGAACTAAAACCAGTCAAACAAGCAGGCGCTATTTCATTATAAATGAACAAAGTTACACTAACAAAGAAGAAGGATGGAACGGTCATTTACAGCACCGGTGGCGGTTTTATGAGTGGTCTGAAGAACACTTTGAGGCGAGGTTTGAGTAATATGTTCGGGCGTGGTAAGATGGCTGGCGTAACGGGCATCATCGGACGAAGTGAAGTAATTCCTGATTACAGCCAACAGGCCTCAATTGATGAAGGATTTTGTGCGAGTACCTGGATATATGCCATCATCAGCAAGAATGCTAAAAAGTTCGGATCTATCCCCAGATACCTGTATGACGAGAAGAAGCTCATGCAAGAGAAGGCAACACGGATCCGATACCAGATAAAGGCTGCAAAGCCGGATATGCTCTTTGAAAGTGATCTGAATAAACTTCTCGACCGGCCAAATGAGAATCAGGGCGGCTCACAGTTCTTCGCATTAGCTGAAGCCTTCTACCTGACAACAGGGGAGGCGTTCATTTGGCTTAACAGAGGAAATGCTGCACAGCGGTATGATCCAGTTACAGACACGTTTGTAGATCGCACAGACAAAGAGATCGATGAATTGCCGGTGCTCGAAATGTATGTGTTACCCTCACCTTCCGTCAATGTTCTGAAAGATCCAAACAACGTGTTTGGTATCTCAGGATATGAATTAGTGGTATTGGGCCGCAAGATTCCGATCCGCAAAGGTGATATCATCCATTGGCGTGACCTCAATCTGAAGTTCGATGCATCTACTGGTGAGCACCTGCGGGGCTTCCCCAGGATGAAGGCTGGCGATAAGACTGTTCAGGAAAGCAAAGACATTGCTAAGAGCAGTGTAAAGATGTTCCAAAACGACGGCGCGAAGGGCATTCTGTTTTCGGAGAATCTGAGCGCAGAAGATGTGACACCTCAACAGGAAAGCGATATCCGCCGGGTAGTCAACGCCAAGATCAATGATAATGACATCAAAGGCGCTGTAGCTCTTTTGATGGGCTCGAAATGGGAATACATCGATCTGGCTTTCACTTCCGTGGACATGAATCTTATCGAGGCCAGGGTAAAGAATGCACAAGAACTCTGCGCGTTGTTCGATACTCCACACCTGCTGTTTGTTCCTTCAGATGCCACATTGGCTAACCTGGAAAACACCAAACGTAACTGGGTAAACGATGCGATCATTCCGCTGGTGAAAGAACTGGACGAGCTGTTAACCCTGAAACTCACGAAGGCGTTTAAACTGGTTGGTAAAGCCCGGATTGTAAGCGACTTCTCAGAGTTACCAGAAATGCAATTGGATGTCAATAAAGTGGTAGATAGCATGAGTAAAGCATGGTGGGTTACACCCAACCAAAAGCTAATTGCCATGGGTTATGAAGCGAGTACGGAGCCGAGGATGAATGAAGTATGGGTGCCTTCTGGCATTCAGCCTCTGAGCGAAGTGATGGTAGATGATGGTTATGAAGAGCAATTGCAAGAATTGGAAAAGCGGGGGATTAAACGATGAAGTCGGAAAATCTTCAGCAGGTAATGGAACTCACCAGGAGAATTGATGAAATCAACTTCATGGAAAAGGAGTTTGAGACATTTCGATCCAATCGATTCCGTGGCGCCATGCCGAACCAATTGGCCAGGTACATGAATGCCAACCCTGAAAGGGCTTTGCGTTATGCACAATTAATTATGGAAGAATCCATGCAGGAAAGAGAAAAGCTACAATTACAACTGAACGCAATATGAGCATAGAAGAACGAGTGAGACAGATAGCGCAAAGCAGAATCCCAGAGCCGGTGATCATGTGCTGTGCAGCCAAAGAGAAGCTACAGAACCAGCGGAACTATGAATTCAACCGGTTGATGATGCTGCTCAATGGACTGACAGATGACCAGGTAGAAATGAAACTGAAAGAATGGGGAGGATAGTATGAACCAACAACAACGCAGAGAATACAGCCAGATGTTCGCCGCTCAGTCCAAACGGATCGAGCGGAAGTACCTCGGTAGAATATTCAGTGCGTTGGAATGGCAGGTAGAACAGGCGTTGCCTATCATTAAGGACAAAGGACCGGTAATGGCCAGGGGCTTGATAGACCTGCAGGTGTTCAACAGTAAGATAGATCCGGTGCTCACTGATCTGCATGTAACTGCAGGATTGTTCTTTGCAAATAAGGGTCTCCGTGAGATCAACAAGCAGGTACGGGTCATACGGCAAAAGGCTGCGATGTTTGGTTTCAGTGATGAATGGGCTGAGGATATTATCGCCTACTTCCGAATGCATCTTCTGGAGAAATCTGTTTACCCAATTTCTCAAACCACCCGGGATCAAATTCTCGGTGTATTGGAAGAAGCACAACGTGGTGGATGGGGATATGACAAGATCGCTCATGAGCTCCAGGATCCTCAGCTTCTTCTTTGGAGGGCCAGAATGATCGCAAGGACTGAAACACTCTTCGCATCCGATTACGGCCGTAAGCTCGCTGATGATAAGAGCGAGTATGAAACCGGCAAAGAGTGGATCGCAGCCAATGACCACAGGACACGCCATGGCCATCGTGATGTTGACGGAGAAGTATTGAATCAGACAGCTTCATTTGCGGTGCCGGTGTACAAAAAGAACGTGATCATTCGTACTGAGATGATGACTGGACCCGGAGATATTACAGCCAGTGCAGAGAATGTAATCAACTGCCGCTGTACGGCGGCCCTGGTTCCGCTCAGGGATGAAAGCGGAAGACTCATACCGAAACAAGAACTCGTAACAACATAAATCGTGTAACATGCTTACAAAGGCAATGAAGATTAGCAAAGACGGCATTACTATTAAAGACCTCAGTATCGAGAAGAGGGTAGCTGTAATTGCCCATGCTTCATACAATAGCCTGGACAGAGATGGTGACAGAGCGAATAAGGGCATGTTCACAAAATCATGGAATGAGCGATTTGATGATCTACGGTTCTTTCTCAACCATAAGAAGGAATTGGCGCCAGGAAAACCAACAAGGACATGGGAGGATAACGACCATGCTTACACGGAGGTTTACTTAGGAACGCATACCCTCGGTGAAGATGTGCTGAAACAGATGGACGAAGGAATTATTGTAGCCAGCTCGTATGGTTTTGATCCGGTAAGAGCAACCAAGATGAGCAAAGGCGGTTACGATTACAAAGAAGTAGCACATCTCGAAACATCGGTGCTCACACACTGGGGTGCTCACCAGGCATCAGGCGTTGTAAAAGTTACGAAAGCCTTCGATCCGGAAAAGTTAAAGGAATTGTCAAACGACGAAAAGAATTTCCTGCGTCAGCTGATCAATAATCGCACTCAGGGCCTGATGATGGCCATCAATTACAACAATACGGTTACTGAAGGTTCCGACATGTGGAGCTATATCAATGAGCTCATCGGATCCACATCATACGATATTGGTTGGCTCAAACGCAGACTGGAATATGGGGTAAAAGAATGTGAGGATCTGCGCGCCGGTGTAAAAGCAATGAAAAGTTTCATCCGGAACACAAAAGCTTCGGATGCAGCCATACAACAAATAACGTTCGAGTTAGAACAAACAGAACATCTGTTATCAGAACTTGATACCGCAGCCACCTCTGCGCCGGAGCAATCCACCCAGACGCCGACTGTCAGCAAGAGTGATAATAATGAGTTCATCAAACAACTTCATTATTTAAAACTTAAACTGGCATAGCCATGAAAAGAATCTTTACTGGCTTGTTCTTCTTCGATGCTGCGGCAGGCGAAGGGGGCAAGGGCGGCTCTGAAGAGCTGGTGATCCTCAAACAAGTGGATCAGAAAGTAGACCAAATCAAAAAGGACTACGAAAAAGAAGTGCGTGAGCTCAAAGAAGCCAACACGCAAGCAGAAACAAAATACAAAGACTACGAGCAAAAGGTAACTGATCTCAATACAGAGCTTGCCGCCAAGGGTGCTACTCTGAAAGAGATTCAGGATGAAGTGATACAGCTCAAAGCGAAGAGTGGCCAAATGTCTGTTCAGACGGAGAAACACTCCTCCATGCGCGGGCTTATTCTGAAGGAATGGGATGCCGCAGCTGAGAAGCTGAAGAACTTCCGTTCTGACATTCACAACAAGAACAATCCTTTCCCTGTACTGGAAACTAAGGCTGTTGGTACTATGACCAACGCTAACAATATCACAGGTGTTTCCATCAACGGTGTACCAACCTGGAATCAGGAGTTTGCGGTACGCGGCCGTATGAAAGTGCATGCGCGTGATATCATCCGCACGATCAATACCGGTACCGGTATCTATTTATTCCTGCGTCAAAACATCCCTGCTGGTGAAGGCTCCGTGGGTGCCACTGCGGGCCCTGGCCAAGTAAAGCCATCCAGGGATTACGACAACACGATGATCACCGTGACCGCCAAGTATCGCGCGGGAACAGTTGATGTCGCTGCAGAAATGGAGCAGGATATTCCTGGCCTCGGTGAATACATCACAGAAGAATTGACGGAAGACTATCTGCGCGCTGAGACTTTCGACTTTATGCAAAGTCTGGTAAGCGCAGCCTCTGCCAACAATTCTCTTCCTCCTGGTGTGACTGTGCCAGCTGAAAAGATCCCTCACTATGTGGCGAATCTGGAACAAAACGACTATGATCCTGACACGCTCATTGTGCGTCCGCGTCAGTGGGCAAATTTGCTCAATACAAAACCATCAGACTACAGTACGCCCGGCGGATTCGTTGTATTGCCAAACGGCGAAATCCTGTTTGCTGGCCTTCGCCTCGTGAAGATGTCTACCAATGCTATCAGTGATAGCCAGATCGTGGTGGGCGACTTCCGTAAGGCTCTGATCGTGCAAAAGTCTGGTGAAGGCTTCCGTGTGGAAATGTTCAAGAGCCATGACAAACACGTCTATCAGAATATCATCACCTTCCGTGGTGAGGCTCGTGCAGAACTCGCAATCCTGCGTCCTGACGCCTTCCTGGTAGGAACCATGTAATCAAATATGCCGGCGGCTTCGGTCGCCGGTTTTCTTTCTCTTATGTGGGAATTCTTTGATCAAAAAGTTTGTTTGACTGCTGATGCCGGTGAATGGCAGAAAGCAGTCGATGAGTTTGCCAGGGTCGGATTATCCGTTCACAAATTCGATGCAATGCCCGATATCGGGCCACATCAATCTTTCAATCGGTCTACCCGGCAAATACTAATACAGTTCTTTGAATCGGATGGTGATAGTCTTTTGTTTCTGGAAGATGATTGCTGGTTTCAGGATCTGTCACAGCTGCAGCATGCACTCGCTGAGCTCCCCGCTGACTGGGATATCGTTTATCTCGGTGCCAATATCCAGGATGAGAAACCTGAAAGAGTTTCAGATTATGTGTACCGCATTCGGGCTGCATGGACAACTCACTGCATCGGCTATCGTCGTAAGGTGATACCGTTTATCCTGGAGAATCAACCGGGATTCAGTGAGCAGATGTACGATAACTGGCTTTCCAGTCAGTTACCTAACCTTCATGCCTATGTGATCAATCCTATGGTAGCATGGCAGCGCCCCAGGGTAAGTAAGATATGGAACAACATGGCGGATTACTCAGAACACTTTGAACGTTCGCAAAAACTCCTTGCATGAACCACTTGGTAACATTCACGGACGATAACATGACCATCTCGGCAGAGATCTGCGCAGCGAGTGCGCGGCGCCATGATGTTGATCAAACGTGGACATGGAACAAGGCAGCGTTAATGCAAACGGAATTTTACCAGGACAACAAAGAGCTCCTGGATCAGCCGCGCGGTTGTGGCTACTGGGCATGGAAGCCATTTGTTATCCTGCGAACCATGCAAGCGGCAGCAGATGGCGATATAATCATCTATGCTGATGCAGGTGTCGAGTTCATAGACAACGTAAATCACATCGTTCCCAAAATGAATGATATCTGGCTCTTTGCCAATTTGTGGCAACACATACATTGGTGCAAGGCCGATACTATGAAAGCACTCAACTGTTGGGATTCAGGCAGCCAGGTGCAAGCAAGCGTAATCTTCATTCGGAACTGCAAACAGATGCGCGATTTCGTAAGTGAATGGTTGGAGTGGTGCACGGTTCCTTATCTCATCGATGATAGTCCAAGTAAATGCGCCAATCATCCAGAGTTCCAGGAACACCGACACGATCAGGCTATACTTACAACGATGGCATATCGGGAAAAGATTCTGTTGCACTGGTGGCCAGCAATGTACAACGCAGGAGCATTCGCCTATGATAAACAAGGCTTCCGGGATAACTACCCGGTCCTCTTTCATCATCACCGGCGGAGAAATGAAGACTGGTCAAAGACCGACCCTCTGAACCGACAAATCACCGATTATTTCAAACGCCGCAATTACGGCATAAAACTATAACCATGTCAAAAGCCAAAAAAGATACAGAATTGGAACAGGATGCAGCTCAGGAGGCTACTCCCTGCGCATGCGTGGAGGTGGTAAAAGCCTTTGCTGCACTTCCCCTGGAGCAACGTCTGGCGGTTCACAAAGCCATTGATCAGGCCGTTGCTATCGACAAGGAGCGCGCTGGTCTCGGCCAGGACTCGAACACTGAATTGTACGATCAGGCTATAGCCGCACTCAACCAGTAAGCATGCAATCATTTGTAAACAAGTACGCCAAGGATATCACTTACTCCCAGAACGGGGAAGAGGGAATATTGATTGAATGCCTGTCCCGGATGGGAATCACCAAAGGCCATGCGGTGGAGATCGGCGCCAACGACGGGAAGTGGTGTAGCAATACAGCCCTGCTGATTGAAAAAGGATGGACCGCTAAAATGGTGGAAGCTGATTTCGATCTGTGGACGAAGTGCTGCGCAAATTGGCAAGGTAATAATCGCGTGAAGGCTCAATGCACAAGGGTGGATGCTTACAACATCAATGCATTTGTTGATGATAAATGTGATGTGCTCAGCATCGATACTGATGGCTTGGACTTTAAACTGTTTGAGGCGTTGAAAGCGAAACCAAAGATCGTGATTGTGGAAATCGATAGCAGCATACCTCCGGATAAGACCGGTTTCAATGCTGAAGGTGGATCCAGCTACAGGTCAATGGTAGAGCTCGGTATTTCAAAGGGATATTTCCTATTGTGCCACACCGGTAACCTGGTGTTTGTTGATGCAGAATTTCAAGAGTTGTTTCCAGAGATCGAGGGTGATCCGCTCACTGATACAAAAGAGTATTTCAAAACTGCATGGCTCCAATGAGGAAGATAGTAACCTTCAATAGCTTGGGGCGGTACGGCCGCTTCGCCAATCAGATGTTTCAGATTGCTGGGACTATCGGTATCGCTCGTAAAAACGGTTTTGATTTTGCTTTCCCTGAATGGAAGAACTATGATCATGCAGAGCGCTTCGGCAGCCATGAGGATATCGACCTGCAGAAGTATTTCGTAAATCCTCTTCCTGTCTATCAGGGCCCAGTATTGCCGGAAAGGTTTGTAGATTGGGGTTACCATGATATTCATCTAACGGAGAACTGTAGCCTTTCAGGCCACATGCAATCGGAAAAGTATTTCTCACACTGCCTCGACGAGATCCGCTGGTATTTCCGGATGAAGGATGAATACCCGACAACGGATAAGGTTGCAATTCATATTCGGTTGGGAGACTACGACAACGCTTACCATCCCAGGATGGATATGGGATACTTCGCACCAGCAATTGACCAGTTTTCAAAAGGTACCAAATTCCTTGTGTTTAGTGACGAACCGGTAAAGGCAAAAGAAATGTTTGCCAAGCATTATAAGGAAATCAAGCGGTTTGAATTTGTAGAAGCGGATTACATCGATTCCTTCAAACTCATGAAATCCTGCAGGCACTTCATTATTGCCAATAGTAGCTATTCGGCCATGGCGGCAATATTAGGCGAGACTCCTGATAAGAAGATAATTGCTCCGGCACCATGGTTCGGACCTAAGTACACCAACATTACAGGGAATGATATCTATGGTGAAGGTTGGTCAGTAATTGATTACGAACAAATAAAATTGTAAGCAATGTTTGATAAAATCATCCTGCCTGGCTACTCGCAGGCACAACGAGCATCATTCGAGAATTACTTGTTTTCATCTGAAAGAGAAAAGAATCTCATCAACAACCCGGGGTTGATGAATGCGCAGGAGCGTGCTCAGAAGGTGCATCATGCCGATGTTGAGAACTGGAAAGTAAAGGAGGAAAAGAAATGAGGTTCCTCTGGATCATACACCTGTACCCACCAAAGCACAATTGTGGTAGTGAGCTTATGGCTCACCACATCAACAGGTTTTTATTGAGTAAGGGACACGAGGTGAGGGTGGTGCTGATGCAGGCTAAGTGGCACAATGTAAAAGTGCCCTATGATCATGAAGGTGTACGGGTAATGGGAGATCCAACTGACAATCTCGATGTATACCGCTGGGCAGACGTATTGCTCACGCACCTGGACTTTACCAGGTTCGCGATCAATATAGCCAGGCTGGTGAAGAGGCCGATTGTGAATTTCATTCACTCGCATTACACCTACAGCCCGAATCCAATACCTGATGCGAAATCCGATTGCCATGTGGTTTACAACAGTCAGTGGGTGAAAGAACACTTGAATTATGACTGGCCTTCCATGGTCATGTACCCGCCGTGTGATCCGGCATATTACAATGTGTGTGAAGATTCGTGGAAAAACAAGGCGATTACCATGATCAGCCTCAACGAAAACAAAGGCGGCTACATTTTATATCGTGTGGCGAAGGCTATGCCTTACGCGAAGTTCATCGGCGTAACCGGCTCTTATGATGATGGTGGCCTGCAGGATGCGATAGTGAACAAAATACGGAACGAGTGCCCTAATGTAGAGATAGTTCCGAATACGCCGAATATCCTGGAAGTGTATAAGCAAACCAGAGTACTGCTGATGCCTTCACGATATGAAAGCTGGGGCCGTACCGCAACAGAGGCTATGTGCAACGGTATACCAGTAATCTGCACGGAGACGAAAGGGCTCCGAGAGAACTGTGGTGATGCTGGCCTGTACATCCCGGACCGCGGTCCCTGCAAAGCTGACCAGTTTGGGAAGATAGTAGAGCATGACGGTGATGCTTATGATATAGAACCCATCCTTCAGCATTTACGAAACCTGGATAACGAGACTTATTACAGAAAGGTAAGCGTGAAGTGTGGGGAAAGGGCCGAAGAGCTCAACCCCACAAACCAGATGCAACAACTTGAAAACTTTTTGGCGAATGCAAAACGATATCGTGGATATAAAGAGAAGGCAGGCCACCTCCATCACTGAGCCGGTAACCCTGGCAATTGTGAAGGAATGGCTGATCATCGATCATAACGATGATGATGCTTTATTGACGCGCCTTATACCACAGGTTCGTGCAGCCATTGAAAATAAAACAAAACTGTCCCTGGTTGAGCGGGAAGTGGTAGTTACTGTTCGTCTTCATGGAGAATTCAAACTCCCCTACGGGCCGGTGAGGTCTATTACATCTGTGGTTTATAGCCCGGATGCAGATCCGGAAACATTGACCACCGATGATTATAAGCTAAATGGCCAGGATCAAAAAGTTATTCGGATAAACAAGTGTGGCATGTCTCAGATCACCTACTCCGCGGGTTATGGAGTGGTCGTTTCACCTGAATACAACAATCCAATACCCGAAGACCTGATGAATGGAATTCTTCAGGAAATCGCCTACCGATACGAACACAGAGGTGACGAAACAAACACGAAAAGCAGCGCCGGCAATGATACAGTGAACGCCATTGATGGAATCAGTTCAGGCGCCATGCAATATATAAAACCTTACATCGGAATGGCATGGGTGTAAGATTTACCATAGGCTCTTTGAAAGATAAAGTAACATTCAAAAAGAATGTTCGCGGCTCACTCGGCGCAGGGTCAAAAGACGGGTATGTCGAATTTCTTACCACTCGGTGCAGCTTGGAGAAAAAGCGATCTGTGAGGGATAATGATCGAGGCCAGGTGGAGATCGTAACATGGTACTATATGCGTTGTCGGTTTCAGGAGGCGCTGATTTCAAACCTGGCTTATTCAGTTATCTGCGAAATCAACGAGGAGACATACACGCTTCATGATTTCGAAGTGATAGACCGGAAAAATCATTTGTACGAATTCATGATCAGTAAACCAAAACGGAATGGCTGATGCCTTTGGAAATATCAGGGTTGATGGGATCGAGGAGTTGCTCAAAGACATTGATTCGTACGATGCAAAAACGAGAGCAGTTATTCATAACGAGATCAAAGCTGCAGTACAAACCGTTGTACGCAATGCGAAGCGGCTGGCGCCAAAAGATCAGGGCGCACTGGCGGCAGGGATCAACTACCAGGAGGTAAAACAGACACTGTTCAGGTATTTCAGCCAGCAGGAGACAAGTAGTTACAAAGAATTTGGTACACGTCGGAAGAGAAAGGTTCCTCCTGAAGTATTGAAACTGGGATTTCAATTGCAGGCAACTGGGAAATCAGGTGGCACAGCAGAACAGGCATTGATATTTATAACAGCTTGGGTTAAACGTCAAGGATTCAGGTTTCAGAGTGCGGGAACGTTTAAGTCAGGGAAAAAGGCAGGACAGAATAAACCATTGACACTAGAACAAACAGCTTACCTGGTATTTCGGAAGATTATGATGGTGGGATCGAATCCTCAACCGTATTTCTTCCCGCCATTACTGGCAGAAATACCGCTACTTGAAAATAGACTTCAAGCCATTGTAAACAACACGAAAATATGAACCGAGAGAAGGCGATAAGGATGGGACACTATGAAGCGATCAAAGATGCGCTCACCTACGGCGGAGCTTCTGTTCATGTATATGACAGTGCCACTACTGGCGAAGTGCCAGATGAAAATATATATGTGTTGCTTACTTCACAGTCTTCTACAAATAGCTCTGACTTTAGGCGGTTTCGCTGGAATGCAGTGCAGGCCTTTGAGATCGTGAGTAAGCAGTTAGGGTCCGTGAGTAAAGATATTGTGGATGATATCAGTGAACAGATTGAAGCGATTCTTATGTACGTGGACAATCAGCCCGGTAATGGCGGCATGATCACGCAGCCAGGTTGGGAGTTTCAAGATGTAATCCTTGAATCAGCGAATTACATCGATTTTGAAATAAGCCAAAACTTTTACGAGATAACCAAAGTATTGCAGATATCCTGCATAGCAACAAAAATCAGTTAACAATTAAAACGCAATAAAATGCCCGGAATTACTATTAATGCGAAAGACATGCCTATTGAGCTGTCATTTGATAACGGTGTAACCTGGAAGGCACTCGTTTGCTTGAAAGATATCAGTGTCCCCTTAAACGCACCTGTTACTGCAGAGGACACTTACTGTGGTAAGAAGGTCGGTGTAGGCGATGTTGAGTTCAACCCCTCAGGAAACGCTGTATGTGAAGTGACCCCGGCAGTAAATGAAGTTTCAGCTGATGAGCTGGTGCAAAAAATGGTTGCCGGCACATCCTTCCTGTGGCGCATCCAGAATCCAACGGTTGGATCAGTTGGCGTAGGCTTGTACTATTCCGGCAGCTGTAAAGCAACCAATGTGACCATTACGGGCACCGCAAATGGATTGGTAAGCTTTTCATTTACGCTGACCGGGGAAGGCATATTGACAACCGTTAAACCGTAAGGATGAACAACACAGGAAGATGCTCCATTCAGTTGAATGGAGAGCAGATTGATTTATTGTTCGGCATGCCGGCAGTAGAATATATCGCGAAAAAGGTTGAAGAAGGCAGCATGGTACTGGATGATGATGGTAACACCATCGGCAATTCCAGCATTGCCTTCCTGATTCATGCTGGGTACTGGAACCATTGTATAGCTAACGGTTTGACACCCAAAAAAAAGATAGCTGATTTCTTTGATGCGGTTGAAGATATGGTGGACACAGAAGAAGGCCAGCGTGATCTTGTCATTGTTGCAGAAACTTACAGGGATAGCAAAAGCACCAAAAAGCAGTTGGACCGCATTCAAAAACAGGTAGAGGAGATAAAAAAAAAGACAGAAGAATTGAGTGGGAAGAAATCGAATCCTTCTGTTATGGAGAACTCGGACTCACCAGTGAGCAGTACTACCGATTGACATACCGAGAATACCTGCTGAAAGCGGAAGGGCATAATCGGCAACAAAGCGCAATCAATAACCGCTTCCGGATGCAGGTATACTTATCGGTTAAGCCCTATTTGAAAGACCAGGATCTGACTGTATATGATTTCATGCCGTTACCGGATGATCCAACCCTGGAAGAGATCGAGAAAGCGGAGAGTGAAAGGCTTGAAGAGGCGGGAGCAGAAGCCAGGAAAGTAAGAGACCAGATTCTTTCAAAACACAAACAAAGAAATGGCGGGATTTAGTGTAAATATCGGAGCAAATACTGCAATGTTCACGAAGACATTGGGAGACCTGCTTCGCCAATTAAGGTCATTTAAGAGTGGGTTAGAATCTGCAACGTCTCCTGATAGTATTGGTAGATTGAATAGAGCAATTGAAGCCACAAAACAACGTATTGATGGACTCAGGGGATTTAGCGGATCTGGTTTACAAAATATTGCTGGCGGCGCGAATTCAGCTGCTCTTGCGCTTACAAATGTGGGTAGGGTAGCCCAGGATCTTCCCTTTGGTTTTATTGGAATTCAGAATAACCTGAATCCATTATTAGAATCGTTTCAACGATTGAAAGCAGAAACCGGCAGCAGTAAACTTGCATTGCAGGCTCTGGGAAATTCTTTGATAGGAGCCGGTGGAATTGGACTGGCGCTCTCTGTAGTATCATCTGCATTTGTGATTTGGCAAAATGGAATTGCCGGTTTCAATAAAAAAACTAAGGAAGCAAAAGAGGCAGCAGATGAACTGAAGAAAGTTATTCGTGATCTTGATATCGTTCGCGGAGAGGCAGCTGCAAGCACACAGGGGCAAATCGCAACTGTAAATGCGCTCACTGCAGCCGTTCTCGATGAAACCCGATCACAAAAGGAAAGGAAAAGCGCACTGGACCAGTTGAAAGAAACAAACAAGAGTTATTTTGGTGATCTAACACTCGAAGCCAGTCAGCTTGCAACACTAAAAACAAGAGTTGATGAATATACCCAGGCAATCATTAGACAGGCTGTTGTTAAAGGATTCGAGGAAGATATCGTAAATGTAAAGAAGGCGCAAGTCACTGCCGACAAAGATGTTGCAGCAGCCAGGTTAAATGTTGCCGATGCGCAAACAAAAGTAAACATAGCAAATCGTGAAGCACTTTCGTCTATTGGTGGCCGTGAAGGCGTTAGTAGAACCAGGGAGCAGGCAAACGCTACCGACGATTTGAATGATGCTACAATCAAACTGCGGCAGGCTAATGAGAAGTCAACAAAGCTAAGGGAGCAGGAGTTGATACTCACAACCCAAATTAACAAAGCTGTACTGGATGGACTTAATCTGAAAAGCCTTTCCGCCCCAGGTGGCAGCGGAGAGAAAGAAGATCCCGTGTTAAAGGCACTGAAGAAAGAACTGTCTGGTTACCAAAAGCAATTGGAAACAACGAACAAACTTCGCGAAGCCGGACTGTTACCACTCTTCCGTGAGAACGATGCATTAGAACTCCAATTAAAAATACTGAACACTCTCAATGCGATTGACGCAAGAGAGGTGGTTATTAAAGCAAAACCTAAACTCGAAATTGATCCCACGCTTAATGAACTGGAAATTACAAATGCATTTAAGGAATTTGGGGAAAGATCTAAACATCGCCCAATCTCGATTCCAATTTTCATAGCGCCCAAAGTGAAAATAGATGTAGCAGGCGCCACCGGTAGTGAAGTGGCAGATGAGTCCGACTTCAATTCTCTCGTTAATGATGTTGTAAAGAAGGGAAATAAAAGCTTTTTTGAGATGAAAGAAAAACTAGAGAAAGCGCTAGGTGAATCAATTGCACAAATAAAATTTGACGGAAAAGTAGATGTTTTTGCAAGTATCGGCGAATCGTTTGGCGAAGCAATTGCCACAGCTGACTTTGGCGGTGGACTCAAGAAAGCCGCACAAAGCATATTCGGGATTATTGGAAGTGTCATGCAGCAAATTGGAAGGCAAATTATTACCGCTGCGCTGGCCATCAAAGCACTGAAAAAGACAGTTGAAAGTTTTCTGATTGCCAATCCTGCTTTAGCAGTGATAGCAGGTATTGGTCTTGTAGCTGCGGGAGCTGTATTAAAAAATGTCAAATTCGATGGACCAAAGTTTGCAAACGGCGGCATTGTAACTGGTCCAGTGATTGGGCAAGTGGGAGAGATGCACCGACCTGAAGTTATTCTCCCTCTGGATCGCTTACCACAGATGCTGGCACAATATAATAATGGTGGCGGAGGCGGTGGAATCCAGCTTATTCCAATAGTGAACAATGATGGGCTTTACCTGGCAGTGAAAAAAGGCGAGAGGAGCGTCGGAAGAAAATTCTAATGGCGTATTTCCTTCACCATATCGTCGGATTCAAAAATCCTTTGAATGAAGATCTTTATATTGAGTTATACAAAAAGGACGTAGAGCCAGAAGCAGTGACTCCATTGTTAGCTATCAATTTCAAAATGTCCTATCCGAATGGGGGCAAGTTTGATGGTAGTATCTGGGCCAGCGAAATCCAGCTGACTATCATGCTAGATACAACTGATGAGAAAACCTTCGATGACTTCATTGTTACCTTTGATGATGAATGGAAAGTAATCGCAAAAGATGATGACCAGGCAATCTTTACTGGATTTTTAACTCCCGGTCTTGGTCGCGCCGAGTTCCAGGATAAACCATACGATATTACACTTCTGGCGGTTGATGGAATAGGATTGCTGAAAGGGGTTCCGTTGACAAAGCCTGATGGAAGTGTTTTTACCGGCATTAATCTGATAAAAGATTATGTATCGGCCATTCTCGCCAAAACAGGGTTAGATCTCGATTGGCGGTTATACAGCAACGTTGTAGAATCATCAATGCAAGATCGTACACAAGACCCGCTAAAAGATACATTCAATCAGACAGGAATACATTGCCGGACGTTTCTGAAAGATCCTACAGAGTTCTATGATTGTTACACATGCCTTCAGCGAATCTTTGGAGAATATTTTACGCTTTATCAGTGGAACGGAAAATGGGTTATACTCAGGATCGGGGAAGTGCAGGACAGCATAGGTATGAAGATATGGTATACTGAATACAATAGTGCCGGAACCGTATTGTCTTCAAATCAACAATTGGATAACCCTGGGGCAATAGGCAGAGACAGGCTGATTCATCCGGTCGAAGTAGGGCAGTTTATCAGCTCGGATTTTGCCATAAAGTCCTGCCGTTATCAATACAACTACAGCCCATGGCCTGAAATCCCTGGTAACAGCACATTCGATCAGGGAACAGAATTTAGAAGCGGTACCAACCCCGATGGCACAACGTATAAAGATTTTACCACTCCTAGTTGGACATACGGTGCAAAGTTCACCAGTAACTTACCAAATCTAAATCCCACGTCTGATATAGCTTATCGCCGTTCTATATATGATGCCTATAACGTGGAAAAAGAGCGAAGAATTGTATTGGAACATTTGACAAGCGGTGAAAAAATTCTTCAAGCAGAACCATTCTTTATTAATATCGGAGACAAAATAAATATTGACTTTGATATAATGTATTTGAATGGTGGATCAGGTACTCGTAATGCCGTGTATGCCTACATCGTCCAGGACGGAACAGGAACAAAATGGTTTTTGAGGCAGGCATACAGCGGCAGCATTCAGTTAAAACCTTATTGGGAGGCAAACATTGGAAATTCCATTCAACAGCAAAGTGACAACTTCGCTGAATGGAGCTCGGGGAGATGTGAAGCTCCTCCTTCTCCAGTTGACGGAACCATTTACGTTGCAATGGCTTCAAATATATCCGGTAATACGCCTGTTTTTAGGAATTTCCGTATTGAATTTCTGCCTTTTATTGCTGGAGGTTACAAGCAATTGAAAGGGGACTACGCAGAGACAGCGCAGAATATCAATTTCAAAGATATTATTGAGGCTGAGGTGTTCATTTCCGATAGTCCGAGAAAAGTTTTTCAAGGATCACTATACCGTTCCAACCTGCAGGACCTCACAACGCCTACCTGGCACCGCTATGGGAAAGCGGAATTAAGGCATTTTAAGGAGATCGGAGAGATTGCCAGGTACAACTTTACATACAGAAGAATGTTTAGCGTGGAGGGTCCATTTGATGGTCTGAAATATACTCCTGTTGATAACGGTCTCGTAATTGAGCCTCTTAGTTTTCACCGACACTACACTTTCCCTGATCACCCATTATTAAATGGTAGATACTTCGCGCTTGTTCCGCCATTGAACATTGATTACTCTGAAGGGCGGGCAGAAATGAACATTGTAGAAGTTATCCTGGAAGGCGCCGGTGATGGAGATCAGTTGGGCGATACGCATATACCACTTAAATACTTATTCGTGTGAGCAGCGCAAACGACATACAAGGACGCAACTGTATCTTTCAGATGAAAGTGGGTGATGAATATTTAGATGTTATGTGTGCGAAAACATGGAGCATCAATTTCACCACTGACATGAAAGAGACAACCACAACACAAAGTGGATTTTGGAAGGAGTATCGTCCTCGAAAAATGTCATACACCGCTTCGTTCAACGGAGTGGTGATGATTATTGCTCCACAGGATAAACCCACGATCAAAAGTCTATTCCAGAATCAGCTGAATTTTTTGCCGGTCAATTACCGGATCATATTTAAAGACAACAGCGATGAATTAATGATCATCACTGGACAACTCTTTGTGACAAGTACTGCTTTTGATGCGAACCCTATTAATCTTCTGAATGGCACTATCCAATTTCAAGGCAACGGCCCTGTCGAAATTACTGATGAAATTCCTGAATTCATTGATCTGACGGTTTCAATAACAACTCTCGATACAGCGACAGGTAAATTCCGGTTTGTGCTGGTGGATGAAAACAGTGCTATCATTTTCGACACTGCCACGCTGCCGGAAACTGCTGGTTCGGAAGGATGGATGGTGCCTGATCAAGTTATTACAAAACAAGTACTTTCCGGAAATTACTATTTCGGTTTCACCACGAACAGTATCAATAGTGATGAGAACGTATTCGACCTGAATACCCCAAGCCCGGGCCCTGTACACATGGAATTTGATCACGAGAACCAGGAGTATAATAGTAGTCCGGTATTGCACGACTTTACGGCTGCAAGAACCGCGTCACTGAACATAGGAACTGAATTGCCGCCACCGCCTTGTGTTCCTGTATTCATCATCGGCATTCCAAGCCTACCTGATGGCCAGGTGAATGTTCCATACAATTATACTTTCGAGATAGATGGAACGGCGCCTATTGGTCTTACAATTAATGAAAGACCAGCATGGATGAATATTGCAATAATCGGTGATGATGTAGTGTTCTCTGGGACGCCTGATACCGATGGCGTAGGAATAGGTATTTCAATTACACTATCAAATTGTTCCGGTGCAACGACTGATTTTTCGGATTCCATTGATGTAAGTGCAGCCCCAATTGGCCAGCCCACAATTTTCTGGGAAATGTACAGATCAGGTAGGTTGATAATTAACAGAAATGGCGTGCGAGTTGTTGACGCAACAACTTTTCCTTCACTCGGAAATTTCGCAGCGCTTGCCGGTGACGTGATTCAACCTTTGCTGCAGGCACCTGGTCGTGATACGTCAGGTTTGACAATAACTGATAGTGTTGATGGGGTGATATATGTTGATACGGGCATGACCCCTTTGGGAACCGCTTTCGTTGCAGCATTAGGACACAACTACACCATTGTAGCTTATGATGTTTAAAAGGTAAAAAGATGAAAATAAGCACTCAAGAGAGAGTAGCTTTCCGGGGTAAGTCCTGGCAGCTCCTTCTCTTCTTACTGATCCTTTACGGATCTTCCTTCGCACAGGGTTTCCCTGGCACAGACAGCTTGCGTAATTACAATACGCGCTACATTACCAACAATCCCAACACTGCCTTTACAAACTTGCGGCTGCACACTTTGTTGCGGGGCGTGATTGACTGGATTGATACTGCCAGGATAAGCGGCGGTGGAGGTGGCGGCTCTTTGGGCATTGATACAATCTACGCGATCAATGATTCCACTATCCGTTACAGGAAGAGTGGAGTATTCCGGAATGTTGTCATAAAAGGGGTATATGATAATCGTCGTAAGGTCGATTCCATGTACCAGATAAATGATAGTACGATCGGGTATAAAATCAATGGGGTTCAGCGAACATTTATTGTAAGAGGATCTCCGGGATGGCAATTAACAGGCAATGCTGACACCGATCCTTCCAACTTTCTCGGCACCACAGATGAGAAGCCGCTCCGCATTGCTACCAACGGCGTGCAGCGGATCCTGGTGGACAGTGTTACCGGTAAAATAGCGTTCATCCAGGATAGCGATACACTATACCTCATTCCAGGTAGTGAGAACCTGATATCGGCTTCGCCCGGAACGGATCTTTCTTTAAAAACAGATAATGCATTACTGCGAATTGGAGGTGCGAAGAAGTTCGTAATAGGAGGCATTGATAACGGCGGCAATCCTGCAACAGATTCCTTCCTTGTTCGTAATCCTGTTGACAGTTTGGTGAAGGCTATGAGTACAGCCTTATTTGCCACACAAGCAGCTCTCAATGATAGTGCGACTGCTTTACGAAATGCAATAGCTACAATGCTGGATAGTACGCTAGGAGTAATTTACCAGGCCGTGGGCTTCTCAAATCTCAGCGATTTCACTAACAGGGGCGCCACAGCTTCAGTAGTAGGTGCTGACATAAGTTTTTCCGGTGGTGCAAATAACTTCAACCAAACACTGGAATATAATATAGGTACGTTACTCGAACAGTGGCACCAATCCGCAGTATTTATCCCGACTGAAAAAACTTCCACATCATACGGATTTGGACTGGGCATACGAAGCACCAATTCCAGTGCTGTGAATGTTACAGCAAAATTCGATGCCACTACCGGAAGCAATTCCGGCAAATTACTAATCTATGCAGGTTCCAATATATTGGTAAAGACAGGTGAAACAGCAATTGCCTTCAGTGCGAATGATTCGCTGGAGCTGCACGTGGAGCGCGCGACAGATTCGATTTACACATGGATATTCAATCGCACACAGAAGGTGAGCAGTCCTAAATTGTCCTACGGATACTCTTTTGCTTCTGATGCAACCGTATTCACACCCAATACTGGCCGGTTCGCTATTTCCAGCTTCGGTGGCACATTCAAAGTATCAGAGTTGACCATTACATCCAACACGCCAAAGCGTCCAGATGTCCTGATAATTGGAGACAGCAAGACTGCGGGATACTTTGCCAATTCTCCTTTCGACCGGTGGGCAGTCATGTTCAGGAAATCCTTTCCGAATACTGTAATTCAGGCGGGCAGTGCTGATAAGATCACTGACGCAATGGCGCGGTTGGATGAGACACTGAGCATTCTTCCCCGGCAGGTACTCTTATCTATTGGCGTGAATGACATCAGAGTGGGCGTAGACAGCAATACAATAAAAAGCAATTATACCACCTACGTAGCCTCTTTGCAGGCAGGTGGCGCAATGGTGTATCATCTATTGTCTATGAAGGAAGTTTCGCTGAACGCAGATTGGTTCAACAACTTTATCATCCGCACCTGGCCGAATGAATACATCGATTCTAAAATTCAGTTCTGTAATGACTGTCTTGCTTTCGACAATATACATCTGAATAATAAAGGTAACACTGTAGTTGCTGGTGCTGTCATTAGCAGCGGCAAGTTGCAGGGGCAAACGAGTGTTGAAGATAATTCTTTGAACTCGGTATTGGCAAAAGGAAGTGTCTCAAATATAACGCCTATAATTGGATCCATCTCTCGTTTAGGTGGGACTGCGGCGGGCTCTTTTTCTGATCCAAAATTAATACTGACCAGCTCTACATATCCATCAATTGTTATGGAAACTGGTACGACTAATTTTGGCGGCGGCTCCATTGCATGGAAAACGAACAGAGGCGGTCCGAAAGTTAATCCTTCTCTATTCGGCGATAGCGTTGCTATGGCAATGGTTGTTCATGCCTACGATAATACCGCACGTACATGGGCGCTTTTTACAGCAACCAATTCGAGTAACCAGGTAACAGGATTCGCAATCAGACAACCAGATAGTGATTTCATCGGAACGAGATCGAGAGTGACAGCTCAGGCCGGACAGAACTTATATGCAGGATTTGAATTAGCAGGAACAGTGAATTTCAATGCTACACAAGCTGTCTTTGCTGTCAATGCAGCCACGCAGCCTGTAGACTTCTATAATCTCCCTTCTGTCAGCATTGATACTACTACGTATAAGCCATTGGTTCGGCGTTCTGATGGCCGTACTTATACATCATACTGGCCTGTATATGGCGGCGGCGGGGCTGGCACGGTTACAGACTTTACATTCACAGATGGAAATGGCTTCGATGGAACCGTATCTACATCAACTTCAACGCCAACATTATCAATTACTACATCTTTGACAACTGGCAGTGTTCCGTTCATCGGTGCAGGCGGCGCGTTGTCGGAAGATAATGCAAATCACTTTTGGGATAATTCAAACAAACGTCAATCTATAGGAGCAGGCACGAGCCCATCTGCTCGATTGCATATAAACAGCGATGCTCTTGGCGGTACCACTACAGGAACGTCGTTAAACTCCTCCGGTATTTTTTTATCGAGCACCACGGCTGCTACGAATGGTGCACAACAAATGAGCCCCGCGATAGTGATGCGAGGAAATGGGTATGGTACCACGGGATCTGCAAGCCAGACAGTGGATTGGAAAATGCAGGTATTACCCATCCAGGGAACTACTCCTTCTGCTCAGCTAGTTTTTTCACCGAGCATTAATGGAGCAACTTATACTTCGCCTATTAATTTTACTTCGGGTGGCATGATCAATGCTGGTACTCTGGTGACCACTGGCGCTATCGTTACCGGATCAGCATCCTTCCTTGGATGGCAGGGAAGATCGACCATGTATTCACCTGCTAATGGCAATATTCGTCTTACTAACCAGGCCGGTACTGATTTCGGCTTATTGATTTTTGGAGATGCTACTTCTTCTTTTCCAGCGCTTCAACGTAGTGGTTCGGGGTTGATTTTACGTCTCGGTGATAATAGCGCCGATGCGCCACTTACCGCTTCAGGCCTTACACTTTCCGGCCTAACGGGAACTGGTACGCGCCTTTCTACCACTTCCTCGACCGGCGTGTCCGGTGCCATTACCAACGGATCTGATGGACAAGTGATGACAATGGTAAGCGGATCCCCGGCATGGACCAATAAAGATTTCGAAAGCGGGACGTATACACCGACCGTGTCCGGATTAACCAACGTTACTTCAAACACTCCTCAAAATGCTACCTGGATGCGTGTCGGAAATACTGTAACAGTTGCCGGCGCTATAGATATTGGTACGGCATCCATTGGTACCGTTTTCAGTTTATTTCTATCCCTTCCAATCGCTTCGAATTTTACTGGTTACGATGGCGGCGGAACTGGGGGTTATGCGTTAGGGACGAATTGCTATACCCTGACCACGAATGTCGCCAACGATGTAATGCAATTGCAAGGTACATCCGAAAACACCGGGATGACTATCACGTATCATTTCACATACACCATCAAATAATTACAAACATGACTACCACGACACGTCTCGATATACCATTTAGCTCCGGCAGAGCTGTTCCAACGGTTTTTCATAAATCATCCAACGCGCCGGCAGATGCACCACTCATCATCTTCGGCCCTGGTAGCGGTGAAAACCTAAGCAGAGGCCCAGTGACTGCTACTACTCTCACGGAACGATACAATAACCTCGTGAGTTATGGCCATCATAAAACTCTTGCCGCGAATGCAGACAAGATGGGTTTCCATGTGCTGATACCGTTGTTTGTACAGGAGTGGAACAACTGGGTTCCTGCGTGGACCGGTGGTACTTACATCGAAAATATTATTGATTGGGCTGTTAAAAATCTTCCCATCGATCCAACACGCATCATCCTGATGGGATATTCCGAAGGTGGCTGCATGGTGCTGGATGCGTTGACCAGGAACGAGAGATTAACTGCAAAGATCGCTGGCGGAGTAGTTCTTTCGGGTGGAGGTGTAAGTAATCCTACATGGAAATTGATCGCAGACTTTCATATTCCAGTTTGGTTTTACCACGCGAAAGATGATACTAGTCCGGCACCATACTCCATGAGTGTATCGAATGTTGAATCCATCCGAAAGACCAGCGCTGATCCGGCTCCTGTTTTTCACCAGATCCCCAGTGGTGGACATAATGCTGGACCTACGGTTGGCCTCACGGACTTGGCCATGTACAATGCGGCGTTAACGTGGAAGGCCGGAAGTGTACCAGGCACCGGTAACCCAGAAGAACCGGAAGAGCCTGCAAAAACGATTGTCGCCAAGTTGGAGATCACACTGTTCAGCGACGGTACAACCGAGACAAAGAAACTTCAATAACCCATTTCGTATATCCGCCCATGGTACAGAAAAATGATACAGTCAACAAAGTAAAAGCAACTGCTTTCAACTGGGTTTCGATGACCCTTATTAGCATCGTCGGTTGGCTTGTAATGGACATGCATGCAGATTTAAAAAGTGTCCTACAGGTGATCCCAGTAATGCGATTGGAAATAGACTATTTGAAAGACAACAGGCTTGTTGACCGGCTGAAGATGCACCAGCTTCTACCAAAGGGCAAGCATGAGGATGAAATAAACTACGATTCATTAACACAAAAATAAAAAGTGATGGAAACAACTACGACCTCGAAACAGTACACCCTCAATGTCAAGGATGCCCTCAGGGGCCTTCTCATGGCTGTTCTTGGTGCAGTCCTTACAGCCTTATATCCGGTTGTATCTGATGGTTCATTCGATTTCAACTGGAAATCAATTGCTGCAGGCGCAGTAACTACCGCCATTGCCTACCTGCTCAAAAACTTTTTCACTCCAACAGAAGTAGTGGTGACCAAAGTGCCAGAAGAGAAAGTGAAGCAGGTTCAGAAAGGGACCGCTGATGTGGTGATTCAATCGAACAGGAAATAACATTCATAACCTACAAATACAACAACCATGAGTTTAGGAAAATTCTTACGCAAGCTGTGGCTTGGTATAGCAAACCTCTTTAAGAAGATTGACAAAGAGGTGAAGGAAATTGTTCCGATCGCTATCGGCATTATCGAGAACATTAAAAAAATCACTGACACACATATAGGAGATGTGATCACTGCTATCATCCCCGGCAACCTGGATGATAAGATCCATGACCAGTTGAAAGAGTTTCTGCCGAAAGCAATATTGAATCTTACGCTGATCGGTGATATCGCGGCTATCGAGGATCCGAATGAAAAGCTGAAAGCGATCCTTGCGAAAATTAATGTGAGCCCGGATGATACCAAGAAAGTTTTCTACCACGGGCTTGCATCACTTGTACTGGAACGCCTGGCCGACGGCAAATTTGACTGGTCCGATGCCACGGCCGTCGCAGAGTACTATTACCAGCACATCCTTAATGAGGAAGAAAAGGAGGATTGATCTATGCTGATTACAGAAGAACAACTCAAAAATATTGCGACCCGCATGCCGGATCCGTTGGTAACAGAGATCACCGGGCTCATCAATTTGATTTGCCCTGACTTCGGCATGAACAGAGATGTGCTTCAGGAATTCTTACCAAACGTCCTGCACGAATCGGATGAATTCACCAGGCTGGAAGAGAACCTGAACTACTCTGCCAAACGGCTTACAGAGGTGTGGCCCAGTCGGTTCCCGAATATCGCAGCCGCCCAGCCCTACGCCAACAACCCGCGCGGTCTGGCTAATAAAGTGTATGGCGGCCGAATGGGCAACGAGCAGCGCAATGATGGCTGGGACTTCCGTGGAGGGGGTGCCATTCAACTTACTGGCCGCGGCATGTACTCTGCGTTCGCAAGATTCATGCTGGATCGCTTCGGGATGAAGAGGACAGCGCAGGAGTGGGCAGAGCTGATCCGGACAAACCAGAAGTGGAGCATGTATGCCGCATGCTGGTTCTTCTCTGTCGCCAAAGACCTGAATGGCCTGGCAGTGAACGATGAGATGAAAGTGATAGTAAAGAGGATCAATGGGGGCTTTAACGGGCTCGATGATCGCATGAAGTACTATGTACTGTGCAAGAAACATCTTCCTGAATAACTATACTTACGGTTGCGCCGAAAGCGCATCTATCAGCTCTGGTTTCTACCGGGGCTTTTCGTTTACGGTTTCCCGTAAAATACTCCTGCAGGAATCAACGACCTTTACATCTCAGATGTATCATTTAGGCCCCGGGTGTTTACCTGGGGCCTTTTTTATACGTTGCTTTCAATCTGTGGTAAATCGAAGAAGTTTGCCGCGAACAATCTATACTCTTCAATGGTGTAGACGAATTCACCTGTTTTTTTCTCACTTGTCTTAACATTGCGAATCCATTTACGACCGGATAATGTGTCGTCCACCTCATCATGTATAAGTGAATACCCATCAATTTGCAATCCATAATCAGCCAGGTAGCAGACGATACTGTAGATGTGCTTCGCTGGGATGAGTCTACCTGTTGCCAGCGCCTGGCGAATGGTACCGTTTGGAAGTCCCAGTTCTTTTTCCACAATAGTGGGCGCAACGGCTGGATGAGATCGAAAATATTCACGAATAATATTGGTATATTTTTCTTGCATATCTTTGGAGTTATTCCGGGTTCGTAAGTGTTCCGGAAAAGCCCCCAAGGTTGCAGCCGGATTGGGGGCTTTTTTAACTATGACACGGCTTCCGCTTCTTTTGTGAGATTAGCAATTAGCTCTTCTGCTTTTTTTAATAACTCAGGCAGTTGCTTGGCCCATTCAATCAGTTCCTTCCCTGTAACGTAATCATACCAGTAGTTGAAATCATTTGCCCAGTATGTCCCTTTCCCCAAATCTTCCGTGCAAGTAGGGATAAGTTTATTGCTAATCCGTAAACAACTTCCTTCGTTTTGCCCGCGACCGCAACGCCCAATGTCAAAGTTTTTCCAGAACTCAAACGGTACATTCTTTTTAACGTATTCCTCAAACTCTTCAGTCTTGTCAATTAACGACTGTGTAGCAAGTTTGTAGCTGGCGATTTTTTCAATTAATGTTTGCATTTTGTAAGTGTTTAAGAAAGTTACCGGTTTGCAGCCCGGACCGTTACAATCATAACGACAAAACAAAGATAAGGAGATTATCTAAAAATGTAACACATGTGTTACAAAATATTCTTGCAGCGTTGTTGCAAATGTAGTTGTGAAATGAAAAAGCCCGCGTCGCTCGGCGGGCCTATGATGAGTTTGTATGCGGAAAGCGGAACTGAAGATAGGTAAAATTTAAATCCGGTAATATACTGCAAATCAGCTAAATTTTCATAAAAAGGAATAATTCACCACTTTTGTTGTATTAAGTTGTAAACTTCGTAACTTTGCAAAGGATTGGGGTGTCCCCGGTCGCTAAGAAAGACAGTTCCATTTGAGGACTGGCTTTTTAGTTTACGGGAAGATCTTCAAACCATATCTGCAACCATTCTTATTGTAGAATTTGTCACAAAAAACATCAAAAGCAGGATTTGCACGTTCGGGATCGATAATGTGACGCGCAGTAGGATAAGCGACCAAATCTGCAATTTGCAACCCAATAATATCTTCCTTCTTGTCATAAAATTTGAATCCCTTAATTAATGCGCGGAGCCTCTCAGGTTTAACATAGTAAGTGCCACGCGACAAGACCCGTTGAAGATGTTCTGAAAGTATTCGGTCTTCTTTCTCTCCTCGCTTTTCAATATATATAAATACTCCCTTTTCTCCTGGTATGTCGTCCATTTTAAAAACCAGTCGCTCTATAATGTACGATAGTGAGACCTGATATACATCTTCCCCGATTTTTCCATACTTCATAAGGTACTCCGACTTATTTACCCCAGCTGTAATGATAGTATAGTCGCCATCACGCATAATTGCATTTAAGCAAGTATAAAATTTCTGTTTTTTCTCAGGATCAAATAAGAGCGAGAATTCCTTCTCGCATCGCCGAATATCACTAGAATGAAGAATAACCTTTTTGTTACCCCAGATTTCTTCTTTGAGATCAATTATTTGTTGTCCCATCAAACAATATGCGTCACGGGATGCAAGAATTCCTGTAAGGACAAAAACAGGAAATGTAGAGTCAATCTTTGTAAGTCCGTGGTCACCGCTTTAATCAATAAAAAAGTAATAATTCATGATGGTTAGTTTCTGCCTTAAAAGGCAATTAAGGTTTCACCCCCAATAGGGGTAGCCTTAGTAACCAGACCATGAAAGGAAAGGGAAACTCTTGGAAAGAATGGTTGGAAGTGGTAAATTTGCCACTGGGAATAACTTTAACCTTCTATGTTAAGAGTTTCCAATGCCTTCCAGTTGACCGCTGGGAGGCATTGTTATTTCAGATTCAGACAACTTACACAAGAGTTTAATTCCTCTATTTTTATGCTTCGGAAATTACGGTCAAAATAGTAAAATTACTGTATGCTTTTAGGGTGTTTATACCCATACTTTCCGAGCTCTTCCTCGAACTTGTCCAGGTACTTCGCAGGTATCGCCCGAGCCCCGAAATAGATAGGAGTGGGTGATCTTTCAGCCAGGCGAGGATCCGTTCGCCGCGTTCTTTGTTTGCCATTCCGCAAAATTCAGGAAAAACCCTATGCGATTCAGGTTTTTTCCTTCAACCCGCTTGTATACTTTCGGCTAAAACAACACCATGGCAACAATCGCAGATCGACTGGCATCTACTCTGGCCTTATGCCTTTGGAGCTATTGTATCAAATTCGGCTTTGAAGATTCAAAAATTCCTGATTTTATATGGGAAGGTTTTGCATTGCTTGAGGAGTACAAGAGCGAAAAAGACGCTACTCAAACCCTTTCTTAAAGAACTCTGCCGGCGTCACGCCGAGGGCGTCCAGAATCTTCAGCAGGGTGGTATATTGGAGGTCCGCTTCGCCGCGTTCATAGCGCCCCCATTGTGAGCGATCGATGCCTTTCTCGTAAGCAAATATATCCGCATTACCATATCCAGCCTGCTTTCTCATTTCCCGCAAGCGGGCTCCGAGAACTTTCAAAGGATCATCTGTTTTTCTGCCTTTCATTTCCGCAAGTTCCTGAAAGACAGCGTAAAAGCATACTGCTAATAAGCACGCGGCTAATTAGCCGTTTTTCCGTACCTTACAATTGGATATGGGCGAGGTACCCTCGATTAGTAGCACCAGATTTACTCTGCCCCACATAAAACTTTTTTTGCTATAGGTGCCTATTGGGTGCCTCCTCGCCGGTAGTCCTGCCGGTGAGCTTCCTAAAACACCTTTCCGCATGATTGAGCTTTTGGTATTGTGGGTCATGTTCCGGTTTATCCTGGCGATAGTAGTAGGGCTCGCTGCCTTTTCCTACCTGGTGGCGGAGCGAAACTGGCCGGAGCCGCCGGCAGTTGTGGTGTGGTTACTCATTTCCCTTCTTCTTCTTTGGCTCTTCTTTTTTGTATAGTGGGTCGTTTTCGATAAGAGCTCGCATTTGCTTCACTGTAATACCGAAGTGCACAGCCATATTCGTGATTTCCTCCGCTGAGAAGTTGAGCCCGGTCTTCCGGATAGTTGCCATTCGAACAGGAGATATACCTGCAGATGCAGCAACGGCAGAGACGCCGGCTAACCGGGGCTGCAGGATCTGTGTGAAGGTAGTAATGTCGCCTGCATTCACCAGGACGCGAACAGCAGACTGGTAATCGATTCGCTTATTGGGCATGCAGCAAAGGTAGCAATCGGATAATTTATTAACTTAGAAAAATGACAACAGCGTTTGGGTATATGCGCCTTTCAGGCGAGGACCAATCCTTCTATTCCACCGAGTTTCAGGAGGCGGGCATTCGTGAGTATTGTAAGCGACATGGTATTGAGCTGAAACAAATCTTGCTGGATAATGGAGAGAGCTCCTATACTTTTGAACGCAAAGCCTTCAAAGACATGGAGGCGCTTTTTAAAAAGCACAAGGCAGATTATCTTATAGTCTACCACCTGGATCGATTTGGCCGAAACATGGCCGAGGCAATGCTGAAGGTAAAGTACTTCCTTGATAAAGGGATCAAGGTCCGCGATATAAGTGAGCCTTTGGATATGGATGATACGGACATGAACACGTTCATGATGCGTACCATGAAGTTCATGGCTGCTGAAACAGAATTGCACCGGATCCGGGCAAGAACTCAATCCGGTTTGCGCCAGGCAAAATTGAACGGCAGGTTTGCGGGCGCCGCTCCTTATGGCTACCGCAATGGCAGAGACGAAGAAAGCAAAAGTGTGCTGATAGTTGAAGAGGAAGAAGCAACCATCGTAAGAAAAATTTTTCAACTATACATTGCTGGCGCTACAGTTGAAACGATCAGGAAGATCGTTAAGGAAAAAGGGTTCAAGAAAACTGGAACCTCCACCATACAACGTATGCTGGCCAATCCTGTATATGCCGGCCTCGTTCATGTGCCAGGAATAAAAAATAGTCCAGCGCAGACAGTAAAAGGAATTCACACCGCGCTGGTGACAGAATACGATTATTATCATGTGCAGGAAAAATTAAATCGAAAGACTGTCATCACCCAAAACCGGGAAGAGGTTCCTTTGCGGGGTGTATTAAGATGCACATGCGGAGCATTGATGACAGCCGGCAATTCCAGAAATAAGGTGGGCAATTATTTTTGGTATTATGTATGCCGGAAAGGGCACAAGGTGAATCTTTCTGCTATTAAAATATACAAACAGTTTATTGAACTACTGCAGGCGCTTTCGCTTAAAGAGCGCGAGGTCCAACAAATTCGCATTAAGCTGACAGAAAAAATGCAGGGCTTTTTGAGCAACCATGAATCCAAAGAGAAAGAGATCCGCAAACGTCTTTCTATAGTCGAAAACAAAATACAGACAGCGGAAGAGCGATATCTCACTGGGATTGGCAGCGAGAAAGCTTATCACAAAGTGATGACTGAGATGAAAACAGAGCGTGCGAGAATATATAACGAACTCGCCCAGGCAACTACTAACGCCAGTGTATATTGGGAGCGGCTGGAAGTTGTTTTAAACACATTGGAAAATGTCGCTGAGGTATTCGAAAAATTCTCGTTAGAAAAAAAACATCAGTTCATAAACCAGGTGTTCAACCACTCTCTTAACCACGATGGTGCTATCTATCGAACACAAAAATTGCACGAAGTTTTTCGGCATAAGACAAACGAACTCAAAGAAAAAGGGCTGCTCCATGTGGACAGCCCTGTAGTTGATTTGAGAAGTACTCTCGTGAGTACCGGGGACGAGAGCCCAATCGAACTCATAGACAGACTTTATAAGGTGCTGGCAGGGTAAAAAAAGAAAAAAGGACCTGATTTCTCAATTCCTTTTCAAGATTTTTTCGGCCTTCTGGATCTCACTTCATCCCGATGTCCTTCTTAACGCCCGCCAGGTCTTCCGGAGGAACACCATTCTTTTCACACAACTTCAACAGCAGGAAAATGATGGTCTGCTGGTTCCGGATCTTCTTGTCCGATTTCGTGGCATAGTTGATGATCAGGTACCAGATGAGGATGCCGGCAGCGCCCAGCATGATGTAGGTTAAGATTTGTTCGTTCATATTGTCAAAGGTTTAATAAATAGTAAATACTAGCTTCTGCCGATGTCAACCGGAGCTCATAGTTTCTTATTCCTTTTTTGCGAAGAGGCGATCTAACATTTTTCGTGTGAGTCCGAAATTTGCTCCATTCCGCAGCATGACGAAATTAATGCCGGTAAACCCGGCATGCTTCCTGGTGACAACCTCAATATTCTCTTCCCCAAGTTTGAAGGATATCTTACTCATTTTCTCTGCATCAATGGCGGATTTCAGCAATGAATAAAGTGTATCTAATATGCCGAACTCCGCTTTGAATTCTATACTTTGAATGTCATTAATATGCTGGTATTGCAGATTCTTGAATTGTAATAGGTAAAGCGTGTCCCCATTATGAATTGAATATTCCAGTTTAGCAACAAAAGCACCTCCACTTTTTGCCTCACCGATGAGCTTCCAATCTGTGCTTGGATCGCTTTTCTGCAATTGACAGTTAGCGGTTATTGAAACAAACAAAAGAATGAGAAGAGAAATTAATTTCATGTGAATATTCATTTACGATTTGCTCTTACGAAATCAATGAACTTTTTAAGATATCGGCGGGTATCTCCATTCGCTTCCCAATTAGTGATGATAGGAATGCCGTACTCAGGATTGTTACCTGACTTTGTATAAACAATTACGTTGTATTTGTCGCCATATGCTTGTCTGTCCATAGTAACATTTATAGAAGTTAGGCCAGCAGTCCATTCCATTGAATAAAATTTATTGTACTTCACCTTCTCCATACGAACAGCAATACCTTCCAAGAAGGTTATAATGGAATCTACCTTTAGTGCATCCATTGGAATGAAACCTTTTTCGAGATGGGAAATTCCTACAGTGTCTGCGTATAGAATGGGAGCTTTCAGCTCCGGGTCAACTATTGCATATTTTTGTGCAATACAAACAGCAGGCAAAAAGGAGAGTATTATTAGGAGTATTTTCATGTTATCGTTTATTTTGAAAAAGTAATAGGGCCGAATTCTTTCGCAATATCAACAAGTTCGTCCCACGACTTCCTGAGAGGGCTGTTTTTTGATCCACCATAGTATGTTGGATCAAATGTTCGAGCCGTTGTAACTCCATAAAGGCTTAGATGGATATCTAAGGCATGTGTTCCTGTAAAGACCATACAGGTATCTTTTATAGAAATTCTTAATTTTGTTGAAACACTCTGTTTTGGATGCGACTTTTCCCCAGTAGAAATCAATTTTAAAGAATCGTTTTTGTGTTCAATTGTATATCCTTTTTCAAATAAAATAACAGCAAGTTTATTCATCATGGTGTTAGCTGAATCAGTTATGTGAACTATTACTTTGGTGGCTTTCTTTGGTGGAGTTTGTGATAAAGAAAACAATGGTAGTAAGAGAAAGAATACAGTTATCAGTTTCATGCTGAAGGTTTAATTATTAATCTTGATTGAGGTCAAGATGAGAGAATATATTTTTATAGTGAAATTTGCACGTAATATTTTCGCTACAGAAAACTACTTATCACGTTAGAAATGTTTTTGTTCAGTTCTACGGATATCCGTAGTTTTAGTTTCTGATCACTTGAATACGAATTCCCTTTCGAGTTACGGCTCCTAGTTGAACTTCTGCTCCATATCCTGCACCAGCCTACACTACCGGCTTGAACCCATCGTGACAACTGTCAACATTTATTGTAAAAACCGTAAACCTGTGTCTAATGCAGAACGATTGCTCTTTTACTTGCGAAAACTGTCCACTTCCTCATTGTCTTTATTCTGCTCTTCCAAAAGCTTCGAAATTTCACGAGTGCCCGCTTCTACGATTAAGTCGTTTTCTGAGGGGCGTTTCTCTATCCGGGCCAGTGACATTAAAATGGTCTCATGATATGCTCGGTCATGCCTTGATAACGAAGATAACAACTGTTGCATTGCCACTAAATTGAGATCAATTACTTTTTGCAGTTGCTTCTTATCATCTTCCAGCTTTTTTTTATCGGATTTCAGAGCATCGACATATTCCTGGGCGGTTAATTTAATTGGACCGCTCAGGAATATGTCATCCTTATGAGTGTTATCATTCCCTTTGTTGTCATTAAGTTGAATGGGTGTTTCATGTGGAACTTTGTCCAAATTCTCTTTGGCAGTTCCTTCTTGTTTTCTTAGCCATTCAACAATAGTCGCATGATCCTCAGATTTGGGATTCGTTCCAACCGACCGCCATTTGTAGACGCGATCCCGCGGGATCTTAGTCTCTTCTTCAAACTTCAGGACCGATATGTTTTTCGATTCTAAAACCTGGAAGAGCTTTACAACTAATTTGTTCTGCCTTTTTGCAGCCATGTTGCAATATTAATTTGGAAAATAGTCCGAATAAATTTGGAAATAAGTACAAACGAATTGTATATTTGTCCAACAATCGTCATAACGAATATACAATGAAAGTTTCAAAAGCGGCAATAACGGCAATTACAGAGGATAGGAAGATTCTATTTGCGGTTGCTCTTGCTCTGGAATTCACAGAACAATGGACTCGGAGGTTATTGGAAAAGAATAAGAATAATGGGCCATTAACTACAGCAAAAGCTCTTGAGGCCATCAGGAAGGAGACAGGGCTAAACGATGATCAGATACTGGAGCGTGAAGAGGTGGGAACTGAGGAGCAAAGCTAATTGCGAAAAGTCAATTGTGCAATACCGCAACTGTTAAAAAGTAAACCGACCATTTAAATAGTACTTGTTATGAAAAGTATCACCCGCATTGCTGTATTGAATTTCTGGACTCGCGAACTTAATTCAGGCCGAGAGACCTATAAAGATGAATGCGGGGAAAAGGATTATACCTTGATGGGTGAGCACGCCGCAGAGCATTTTAGCGTAGAGAGTGAGCAGGGCAATTCTGAAATCGAACAGGACATTTTTCAGTGGACCACCGAGCTGATTTTTTAACCGCCGCTAATCTGATTAACTAACTATTCAACCGCTACAAATGCCCGCATACATGGAAAAATATATTGTCTATCACGGTGTAACTGTTTATAGAAGCGCTAACACACATCCCGGCGCTAAGACTAGATCTTTTGTTGTTCTATCTGCGGACGATAGAGTGGCAGGGAGATTCCGCTATATAGTTAACGACATAAAATCTCTGGATGAAGCATTATGCAATGCATATAGAGCAATCCGAAACCTTAACCATTAACTAACTATTCAACTTAACCAATCATGAAACAAATCAATTTCACACCAGCAAGAACTGTCGCCATCATCGTTGCTTTTCTTGCCCTGGTATTTTCGATCACAGCTATTCCTTTTATCTAAATGCAAAGCTTTTCCAACATACCACCTGAAGAACAACTGATCGACCTTATAGTCGATGCGTTGTTTGACCAGATAATGAATATGGAGGAAAAGACTATTCCTGAGCTCGTAAAGCAAACAGCATGAAACTGATCACCTTCACCACACCGCTCGATGCTTCGCTGTACAGCTTCCTGTTACCAGGCTGCCAGGAGGTGAAGGTTACCTACAGTGTGTTGGAGGTCGAGGGGAAAGTTTCCTTCCATGACGTGGAAGAGATAGGAGCGAGACCGAAGCTGATGCTGCTGATCAACAACTGGCCGGCTGTCTACGACCACGCACACAAAGCCGCGCTAAACAATTACCATTCACTTTTCGTAAACCCGTAACCCATGGAACTGGCAATCTTATTCGCCTTATCGTACATCGTCTGTTTTTTAATTATCGGTTATACATTACTGTTATTGCACCAGTCACAAAATGAATATCCCAGTCATGTTACTCATCATCCTTGGCGCTTTCGCTTTCATCATGTTGATGGCTGCGCTGATCCGCCGAAACAGAAGGAGCCGCTATACCGTGAGTTACAAAGGGAAGCTCTTGTACGACGGTAAACCAGTGAAGCTGGACGATCACGAATTGATGATCAGCGAATGATCTGGTACATACTCGCGTTCCTCTGGTTTCTGATGATGTTGGACCGTGGAGATAGAGGGATGCGCAACTTATAATTTCCGAAAAAAGCGTCAGCGGCCTGCTGACAATGTAGGGTTTAGGGTTGCCGGGTGCGGGTTTCGGGTTAAGTCCCGCCCCGGTTTTTAAAAAGATTTCATAGGGCACGCAATCGTATACCGGTGTGGTTCTTTCCAGGCGTGACCGGTTTTTAAGACATTCTTCCGAAAAAGCAACATCGTTTTGAATAGAGGATAAGGTAAAGGTTGAGGCTTTGGTAGCATTTTCATGGGTTAATGATTATTGGTTAATGGCCGGGAGAGATCCTGCTCCCGGTTTTTTCAGACTAAACGACTTCGGGGTATTCCCGGGGATCATCATAGGACACTCCGCACCATTTGGTTGCGTGTGTGGTTCACAGTTAGTAAACCCCCGGCGTTGTTTCTACTCTGCTGGTTTCTTTGAGCATTATTAAATCAAAATAAACTAAGTACATGAAAACAATGAATCCCGGCGCTCAGGCAGCGCAAACAAACGACGGCGCAGAACAGGCGAGTGAAGTAAACGGTACTGAAGAAACTGCAACCGAAAACCAGGAAGGCGCAGGCTCACTGGTGGATTAACAATTCATCGCCCCGGACGCTGTGAAGAGGTGGGCCGGGGCTTCTTTTAAAATTATTCAAAATGCAGATCAATAAAGTTTTCAAATCAGGTGAATGCGAAATGGATGTGTGGGTCGAGTACAATGCCGGAACGAACACGGTGGATAGTATTCTCTCTGTAGGATTCACCTGGTGCGGCCTTACTGTGGACGCCTCGGATATGATGATGAAATATTTTGAGCCCTGCCTGAATAAATTGATCGATGAGACTGATTGGAGGGAAGTGGCGTGTGATGAAGTTATAAACGAAGTATTCTAAAATCAATTATAGAAAATGGAAAATAAACAATTGGAGGTTATCAAAAAGCTGAATGAAAGTGTGGGCTCTGTTTTATCTAAGGACGGACTGCTTGGCTTTGAGAAAGCCTATAAGATCGCTGATGCTGTTCAGCAATTGAAAGATTTGTTGACAACTGAATACATGAAGCCGATCATGGCACTTCAGGGGAATAAGCTTGGGTTCAAAACCGACAGGGACAAGGATGGAGGATATTCCCAGGATGTGGTGAAGAATTGTCTGATTGAAGCAGTGCTTACTGGTGTACAGCCGTTCGGAAATCAATTCAACATCATTGCTGGCAACTGTTACATCACAAAAGAAGGCTTCGGTTACCTGCTGGCAAATTTCCCGGGCCTTTCCTATGATATCGTTCCACAGCTACCTCGCATCAAAGATGGTTCTGCAGCTATTGTGATGGAAACAGAATGGACCTTGAATGGCATTACCAAGAAGAAGTCTTTGGACATTCCTGTGAAAGTAAACCAGCACATGGGGACAGATGCAGTGATCGGAAAGGCAACCCGGAAATCCCGCGCATGGTTGTACAATTCTATCTCAGGAACTGAAATCGCTGACGGCGATATCCAGGATGTAGATGCAACTGTGGTAGGGTCCAAAATAAACGAGCAGTTTAACCTTGAAGATTTGCAGTTCCTCTATGAAGCAAAAAAAGCAGCACTCACGCCGGAAGAACAAAAGGATGCAGAACGCATTCTGAACAACAAGGAAGAAAAATCTTACTCCAAACTCCACAAACTGCTTCAATCCAAATGATCAATAACGCCCAACGAATCGGAAACTTCACCAGCAGCAATATAGCTGCTCTTTTGACTACTGATAAGTCAGGAAAAAGTTTTGGCAAACCAGCATTAACCTACATCGAGGAAAAGAATATGGAACGCAGGTTAGGTTTGTCGCTGAATGCTGAATCAAATGCCAGAGCGCTTTCATGGGGGAAGTTTTTGGAAGGTGCCGTCTTCGATTTGTTGGGCATGGCATATACTCTTTCCAGCACTGATACTATCGTTCATCCCACAATTCCATTTTGGTCCGGATCGCCAGATCTCACAAAAGCTGAAACTGTCGGTGATATCAAATGCCCGCTTACCAGGAAATCATTTTGTCAACTGGTGCATCCGCTGTATGATGGCCTACAGGGGGTTGAAGCGATGAACAAAGTGCGGGAGACCCACAAAGATGGAGAGGATTTCTACTGGCAACTCGTTTCAAATGCGATCCTCACAAATAGACGCTTCGCTGAACTGATCGTATACATGCCATATCAATCTGAATTAGCAGCTATACAATCTATGGCTGAAGGAAACAAAAACTTGTACTGGTTGTGGTCTTCGAGTGAAGATGAACTCCCGTTCCTCAAAGATGATGGTTACTACAGAAACATCAATATCATCCATTTTGAAGTGCCAGAGGAAGACAAAGAATTGCTGACTGAAAAAGTAAAAGCTGCAGGTGAGAAACTGATAACAATCAAAACCGAAAAAGTGAAGTTATGACATGTGAATTCCCCGGCTGTAAAAGCCATCCACAAAAAAACGGTTACTGCATCGGTCACAGAATCTATGCTAGTACGCAAGTAGAGAAAGAGAAGCCGAAGCAGATCGCTAAACGCTCAGAGAAAATGAAAGAGACCATGAAGTCTTTGAAGAAAGAGTATGCTCTTTACCTGGCGCAGCCCGAGAATAAGTACTGCCAACTGAAGATGCATGGCTGCACAAAGGTTGCAACTGCTGTTCACCACACGAAAGGCAGAGAAGGAGCAAATCTTACCGATCAAAACACCTGGATGCCCAGTTGCTCTCACTGCAATTTGATGACAGAAGAGAAAGACGCCGAAGCCAGGGAGAAAGGTGTGAAGAAATCCAAGCATACACCGAACTACAAAAGGAGCAAGGTATAAGCGAAAAACCATCCGGCCCTATTTCTTTCAAATTTGACAACAATGAAATATACTCCTGAAAAAATTGATACATTGGAGAACACAGATGTCTTCGTGTTCGGTACAAACCAATTCGGCACACACGCAGGTGGTGCTGCAGCTTATGCTCAACAGAATTTTGGTGCTATCGATGCTGTTCCATTAGGACTGGCTGGAAAGACTTATGGCATCATTACAACCTCTTATACTAAGGAGGTTATCTCACTCGACTTCATCGAGAACCAGGTAAAAGTATTATACCAGTTTGCAAGGTTCCGTGAAGAGCTCACTTTCTACGTTACAAAGATCGGAACCGGTATTGCCGGGTTCATGATCGAGGATATCGCTAACATCTTCTTCAAACTTGAAACACTCCGTCCCTCAAACATCATTCTCCCAATCGAATTCACTCAACAATGACAAAGAAAAAGGCTGCTGTATCGGTAGCAGAACAACCGGTAGAAAAGATTACCAAAGGTTATAAAGTGACTGATCCTGACATGCAATGCAGAGGTTTTCAGTACGAGCTCGCAAAAGTGTATGAGCACAAAGGAAGCATTTCTCCTTGCCAATCAGGCTTTCATTTTTGCCCCAAAGTAGCAGATTGTTTCAGTTATTATCAATTCGATAAACGTAATCGTGTTTTTGAAGTTGAAGCTCTGGGTGAAGTGATTGAGCATGAAGATAAAATTGTAGCCGGCAGGATCCGGTTTGTTAGGGAGATACCCTGGGAGGAAATGCTGAAGCTGGCGAATGAGGGAAATGATAATGTTGGTTTGAGTAACACCGGCGACAGTAACACCGGCCACAGTAACACCGGCGACAGGAACACCGGCCACAGTAACACCGGCGACAGGAACACCGGCCACAGTAACACCGGCGACAGGAACACCGGCCACAGGAACACCGGCCACAGTAACACCGGCGACTGGAACACCGGCGACAGGAACACCGGCCACAGTAACACCGGCGACTGGAACACCGGCGACAGGAACACCGGCCACAGTAACACCGGCGACAGGAACACCGGAGCTTTCTGTACGGAGACTCCACCTTTCACCCTCTTCGATAAACCGACTACCTGGACGCTGCAGGATTTTGAAAGCAGTAATGCGTTCCGTCTCATGTCCACTCATGTAAATACGAAAATGTGGGTTCCGGATTACGCCATGACAGAAGCCGAAAAAGAAGCAAACAAAGGATGGAAAACTGCGGGAGGCTATTACAAGGATATTCCTTTCAAAGAGGCCTTTACCAATGCCTGGCACAATTGGGACGAAGACAATCGCACCTCCTTCACAAATCTGCCAAATTTTGATGCAGATAAGTTCGAGCAGATCACGGGTGTGATAGTTGAACAAAAGAAAAAGTAAATACATCCAATCCGTACCCGCCTTTTAAATCTTCAGCAATGAAATCACCTCTTTCATTCAAGCCTACTGAACTGCTGGAATATCACCAGCACCAATTAAAGTTCATGAAACAGGATCTCCGCAACAAGGTCGCCCGCGGTCAGATGAAGGACACCTATGCCACTAAGCTGATCGCAATGCAGGAGTACACCGTGAAGATGGTAAAAGAGAATCAGCCAGTCCGTCAATTGAATTTAGGAGAACAAACTAAACCGTGAAAAATGATTTGGGTAAAAAAGACTACTCCTGATCGGGAGTTTGATGAAGGCATCATTCAACAGGTGTGTAAACGTTTCGAGGTAACCGTCAAACAGATGGAATCCAAAAACCGAAAAAGGGAAATTGTTGAGCCCCGCCAAATTGTATTCTATCTGTTGTGGAGGTATTCATATTCATCGCTGAAGACCATAGGCAGGTATTTCAACAGAGATCATACAACGGTCATCCATGGGCGAGATACTGTACAAAATTTAATTGATACTGATGACGTCTACCGGCAAGAGATCCAACGCTTCGAAGAAACCTTGACTGGTCTCAGGCCTGTTAGAGAAAGGGTATCTGGCCCACAAGGGAACTGGGTCAGTTAAACAACTGCATCGGAGTTCATCTGACAGATCCAAATCATCACCTGTTTACTGCGAGTACAGGTGCTTTATAAACTCAAGCCTAGAAGTAACCGATGAAACGATTCAGGAATACCAAAATTAGCCGGGAAAAGTGGTATAGGAAACTGAAGCCTGTCCACAAAGCTGTATGGAATTTTCTCTGTGATGAATGCGATGAAGCTGGGGTGTGGGAAATAGACACTGACACATTGAATTTTCATATTAACGATGGCGAAGAGATCAATCTCGAACAGGCGCTCGCCTGTATCAACGAAGAAAAAATACGCGTCGAAAGTTTCGGAGAGAATCGAATTTTCATTCCTGGCTTTGTTGCTTTTCAATACGGAGAACTAAGTTATAACTGTAAACCCCACATTAAAATTATCAATCTTCTTAAAAAATATGATTTATACGATAGGGTATACATACCCTATACAAAGGGTTTGCAAACCCTACAGGAAAAGGATAAGGAAGAAGATAAGGAAAAGGATAAGGAAGAAGGGGGTTCAAGGGGGAAACAGAAAAAACCAAACATCAAACCAGAGCATGATATGCAGTTCGATGAAAAGCAGATTTACCGTGATGAAGTTTTACCCGCAGTGGAAAGAGCTGTTGATATGGGCGAACGAAAAAGATTGATTGCCGATTTCATCGTTCAGCACCAGCCTTTGTGGATCCACCCCTTTGGGGATTTATGGAACCTTGCTGCGCAAGGGACGAAGCTGGCACAAATTGCTGAATTCCCGGAGAGCAGGTTAAGAAAATTCAACACCAGAGTACGAGAACCTGCTTTTGATTTCCTGAAGATTCTGGAAGGTATACGACAGAGCACATTCTTGCGGGGTCAAAACCAGGAGAACTGGAAAGCTGATTGGGACTGGATTATGGCCAACGATACAAACTACTTAAAAATCATCGAAGGAAAATACAAGTGATGGATTTAACGAATCGAAATACCAGCCGTAAGAGCCGAAAATCAGAGACAAATGATCTGAGCACGATGGTGTATGGCAAGGTCCCGCCACAGGCGAAGGACTTGGAGGTGGCCGTACTCGGTGCGATCATGTTGGAGAAACAGGCATTCGATATCGTAATCGAAATTCTGAAGCCGCAATGTTTCTACCAAGATGCTCACCAACGGATCTTTCATGCAATGTTGAGCCTGCAACAGAAGAACCAGCCCATCGATGTGCTCACTATGGTGGAAGAACTCCGGCTGCGCGGAGAACTCGAAATGGTGGGTGGCCCTTTTGCTGTGACCTCACTTACCAACTCGGTAGTTTCTGCAGCCAACATCGAAGCACACTCCCGGATTATTCTGCAGAAGTTCATCCAGCGTGAGCTCATCCGGATCAGCGGCGAGATACTGAGCGAAAGCTATGATGAGACTTCTGATGCGTTCGACCAACTCGATGCGGCCGAAAACAAATTATTCGAGATCACCAACAACCACCTGCGGAAAGACTTCAGTAAAATTGATGCTGTCCTGGTGAAAACAATCCAGCGCATCGAGCACATGAGGCACAGTGATGAGATATTGACCGGTGTGCCTTCCGGCTTCCCATCGCTGGACAAAGTAACCAACGGATGGCAGCCTACCGATCTGATTATCCTGGCTGCGCGGCCGGCCGTCGGCAAAACCGCTTTTGCGCTTAATCTAGCCCGTAATGCAGCAAAGAGTTATAAGAATGTACCGGTTGCTTTCTTCAGCCTTGAAATGAGCTCCCAGCAGCTTGTACAACGCATCCTGTCCGCAGAGTCGGATGTGTGGTTAGAAAAAATATCTCGCGGCAAGATGGATGATCACGAATACGCTACGCTTTATGCGAAGGGAATCCAGCGCCTCGCAGATGCGCCGATCTATATCGATGATACTGCCGCCTTGAATATTTTCGAATTACGCGCCAAAGCTCGTCGTCTGAAGAACAAGCACAACATTGGCCTAATCATCATCGACTACCTGCAGCTGATGAGTGGCGCTGGACAGAAAGGACAAAACAGAGAACAGGAGATCAGCACCATCTCCCGGAATTTGAAAACCCTGGCGAAAGAATTGGAAGTTCCCATCCTCGCCCTTTCACAACTTAGTCGCGCAGTAGAGAACCGCCAGGAGAAACAGCCACAATTATCTGACCTCAGGGAATCCGGCGCCATCGAGCAGGATGCAGATATGGTGATGTTCATCTACCGGCCGGAGTATTACGAGATCAACCAGAATGAAATGGGAGAAAGCACCAAAGGATTGACAGAAGTGAAGATCGCAAAGCATCGCAATGGTTCGCTTGAAACTATCCGCTTCAAAGCAAAGCTCCATATTCAAAAGTTTGTGGAATGGGAAGATGAGATACCGCAAGCTGCGCCAGGAGACAGATGGCGACCCGTGAATGTAGGTGCAAGTCAGGGAGGATATGAGATATGACGGAGATTCTCAATATCGAGTATCACACCCTTCGGCTGATGGTGAAAGCGCTGAATATTCACAAGACGCATGCAAAAGCTGCAGCGGCATTAGGAATGGATGAGCGAACCATATACGCAAAGAAGCGCCAGCATAACATCAAGCGCATCGATGGGAAATACCGGATGCCAAAAGTAAAATTCATTGTATCACCAGTAATTGAAGGAAATGCAATCACCCAGGAGAATACAACGCAAGAGAACAGCAGGCTGGCGAATGCCCGAAAATACGATTTACGTCGGAAGGCCCAGCAAGTGGGGTAATCCTTTTCCATGTGGCGGCAACAACAGTTTGGCAGTAGAAAGTTATAAGGAATGGATATACGGAGTAAAGAGAAAGCACACGGACAGTCCGCCGCCATCTTTGGAACAAATTCAGAAAGAGTTAGGAGGAAAGAATCTCGCCTGCTGGTGCAAGGAAGGTGAGCCCTGCCACGCAGATGTATTACTCGAACTAGCAAACAAATAATTGTGACAACAAAACAAATGCAGCGTGTCTCAAACCTCCTCCACTTCTCAGCGATAAGCGCAGTGGTGGCGGTGTATGGGCCCCTGATTAAAGAACTGTTTTAGATTGAAACCAATTCAAGCATGCAGACGACAAAAGACCTAGTAATAGACATTTTTGATCCATTATTCATTGCAGTAGATCTTTTCTGCGGCGCTGGTGGAACAACCACTGGATTTGATACAGCAGTTCTCTCTCGAAGGGTGTTGTCTGAATATGGTGTAGGTAAGGATTTTATGGAGAATGGATTCAGTAAAATTGTGAAGGTGATCGCCTGTGTGAATCATGATCCGATTGCTATCAAAAGTCATTGGCGCAATCATCCGGAGGTAAAGCACTTTGAAGAGGATATCCGGACGTTGGATCTTACCGAACTGAAGAAGCAGGTAGCCTTCTACAGAAATAAGTACCCCAATGCATTGTTGATCCTTTGGGCTTCTTTGGAATGCACCAACTTCAGTAAAGCGAAAGGCGGACAGCCGCGCGACGCAGACAGTCGTACTCTCGCTGATCATCTCGAAAGGTATGTAGTAGCTCTCAATCCGGACCTGATTCAAATTGAAAACGTGGTAGAGTTTATGAGCTGGGGGCCGCTGGACGAAAACGGAACACCTATCTCAAAAAGGAATGGAGAAGATTACATGAGGTGGCGCGAAATGATCAAAGTGCATGGCTATCGGGATGATTGGAGGGAACTTAACAGCGCAAACTTCGGAGCTTACACTTCTCGCAACAGGCTGTTCGGAATATTCGCCAAACCAGGTATCCCCATAGTCTGGCCGGAAGCTACACATGAGAAAGTGAGGGAAAAGCAGAAGGGTGCCGTGGATCTCTTTTCATCTTCTCAGCAACCGTGGAAGGCCGTTAAAGAAGTTCTCGATTTTGAAGATGAAGGTCAAAGCATTTTCAATCGGAAGAAACCCCTATCTGACAAAACACTGGAGAGGATACTGGCCGGCCTGATCAAATATGTGGCAAAGGGTGACAAGGCTTTTATCAGTAAGTACTTCAGTGGTAAGCCTAAAGGGAAAGTGAACAGTGTACAGGCGCCGGCGTCAACAGTAACAACCTTCGGAAACCAATCTCTGGTGCAGACAAAGAGTTTTTCCGATCTATCAGTTGATCAGCCTGCAGGAGCGCTTACGACTATCGACCATCATGCGCTGGTTCAAACGGCAGCATTCATTCAACAACGCCATGGCGGGAAACCTGAATCAAAGATTGTCGATGTGAATGGACCAGCTAGGACAATAACTTCAACTGGCGGTAATCAGGACCTGGTTCAGGCCACCTTCCTTACAATCTATAATGGGAAAAGTTTATGCCGGAGCACTGACCAGCCTGCGCCAGTAATTGCATGTAATGATCGACTCTCTTTGATCCAGCCCTTCCTCATGCCTACCAACTTTGATAACCCTCCTAAAAGCATAGAAGATCCAGCCCCGGTGATCACAGCCAACAGAAAACACACATACCTGGTGAATCCATCTCACGGCGGATGGAATACCTCTACAGAGCAACCATGCCCAGTTATTATAGCCCGTCAAGACAAGGCGCCGCTCTACTTGGTGCAGGCGAAGGAAGGCCCTTTCATGGTGCCCATCTATCCAGACGACTCTGAAGTAATGATCGAGATAAAAAAGTTCATGGCAATGTTCAATATAGTCGATATCAAAATGCGGATGCTGCGCGTGTTGGAACTTTTGAAGATCCAGGGATTCCCGGCAGACTATAAACTGGAAGGCAACCAGGCAGATCAAAAGAAGTTCATCGGCAATAGTGTGGTCCCTCTGGTTGTGAAGGCATGGCTGGAGGCTTTAGGTACCGAAGTTCTTCCTATTCTTTACCAAAAGAAAGTTGCATAACCATGGCCTCCGCCCTCTGCAATACCTGTGGTTCTCTTGTACACTGGCTTCACCAACCAGGTAAGCACCAGAAGCGGGTATGTGAATGCGGATCAGCAGATCTCACGAGGGTATACTCGAAGATGAGTGCAGACGGAACGAAGTGGATCTTCAGAGATGCCAGCGGGATGGTGAGGGCGGAAAGGGAGATGGGAAGGAAAACAAATTATTCAACACAGAAAATAAAGTAACAAATGTGCAGAGAAAATGAACTCTACAAAGTAGAGATAAAAGCTCCGGGGATCAATTACACCAGTTATCCTGTAGATGAAGATGATATTAAGATCATCGAGCATATTGTTGATAAAATAAAAAGAGATGCAAGCAAGTCTGCTGAGAAAGACGAATCAGGATGGAAGCTCATCCAAAAGGAACCACCGAGATGGCCTTTAGTGATTCCAGTTTTGGAGTTCTGGGATTCGGTACAAGGTAGAACCTTTTCATTACGAGAGAATGAACTTAGCCCTGAAGAATGGCCGAAGGAGTTAACGCATTGGAGATTCATGATCGGACCTCCGCTCGATTTTTAGAACCGAATTTAATCATCAACTTATATTGACACATGGCAGAATTAACGACAGTACCAATGTTTGTCTTTTACCAGGGCGACCCATGGGCAGAGGAAACGCCAAGCGAATACCCAATTGAAGTGAAGTATTATAATGGAACCATTTCACTGGAACAAGACGGCAATACAATCAATATCAATACGGATTTTTTTGAAAAGTTATTTAAAGAGATCAGGAAGCATAAACCAGCAGCAGAAGCAGAACTGAATAAATAGCATCCAAACTATCACAAAATCATTCAAAATCGGTGTATGTCAAAAACGAAACTTACTTACCGGCAGTTAGCTGAAGCAATTGCTAACATGCCTGAAGAACTGAAAGAAAGGCAAGTTATTACATGGCCATCGGACGATTCTGAAAAGGGCCACAGCGTCACAGAAGCTGAAGTTCTAAAAGAAAACTATCGCTTTGATGGTGATGAAGGGTGCATTGAAGAGAGCATACTGAAGGAGACTTATGATGATTGGAACGACGAAGACAATTATATCATTCATCCGAAAGGCATGCTTATTCTCATCACTGAATAACAATCTCCCCGAACGCTATAGCACAGGTAGCGATGTGCCGGGGTCAAAACTGAATACATGAGCTTACTCGCACAGACAATACTAAACGACCATCTCCGCCGCGCCGGTGATCAGGAGCAACTTCCTTTCATCATTGCCGCAATGGTTGAATACGAAGCAAAGAGGAACAGAACTATCGTGAACTACCTGCGGGCAGTGGATAAGATCGCCATCCCGCCAACGCAAGAAGGCAAGGAGGAACTGCTGCAAACATTCAAGGAGAAGGCAGCGGAGCTGTTAACCAATTACCAGGAAGAAGCAGATCCTGCACAACCTCTGGTAGATGCACTGAAGGAGGCAAAGAATTATATCGAATGGTTGGAGGCAAATTCTATTCATGAAGTTCATGTTGATTTAAAAGTGGCGGCAAGTAGAAGTGTAGATATCTCCCGTTCATTAACATCCATTATCACTTCCTATCCATCTATAGAAGGAGACACAAATAAATCAGAACTATGACTAACGAGGAGGCATACGAGTTATTTGTAAAATATAATACTGAAGATTCGATTCAAACGACAATGAGAATGATACATACAGTAGGGGTTGACGGAACACTAAAACAATTGGAGCATGTGTTCAAAGAAATGGAGCGCAAAGATATGCCTGAAGATTACCGGGAATGGCTCACTCAGTCACTTACTTATCTGGCTAATAAAATATCCAACCCACTTAATTAGGAACTATGAAGCAGGCTGTATTAACATTCGAGAAAAAGCGCGTTTTGCTGGTGGAACTTCCGGAAGGAGCATACGGAGTTTGTCAAACTCACATCTACCACGGAGTAGATCCGATTACTTTTCATATCGAAGGGGAGGGGGACAAGTGCTATCATTTTAAGGTTGACGGATTCGTGGATGTGATCGGCAAGCTATCTGAACTCACAGAAGAGCAGGCCCGGGATATCGTAGAGAATTGGGAGCGTCATTTCCCGGAACAGCATACCGTATACAGGAACTACGAAAAGCCTGTAGAGTACGACGCGATCAAGCGAAGCTCCGAACAGAAGTGGGATGAACCGTTCGGGAAGGCTGTAGAATCCTTTCTATCCAAGATCAAAGCAGAAGGATTATTCTTAATCAACCCCTTCAAGAAAACAAAGGTAACAGTTAAAGGAAGCCTGAAAGACAAAGAACAGTTTAGCTCGATGTGGAAGGCAAGAAGGGAGCAAGCCGAAGCCCGAACTTTCTCACCCTCCCGTACCTGGGTATTCACTATTAAACCTACTCCTACAGAAGGAGAACAGGAGAAAAACACTGAAGCATGACAGAGCCTAAGAAGTTAATACAAACACGAGTGCACACAGATACCCAAAAAGGGAACTGCTTTCCAGCAGTGATCGCCTGTATAATGGGATTGGATAGTGCTGAGGATGCGATTCAAATCCAAGAGTATTACGAATCAGGAAACTGGGCGTGGCCGTTAATGCAATGGTTGGAAGAACGCGGTTGGGAATGGGGTAATTTGAATGATCACCAGTACGACGATTCTTTCTATCTGTGTAGTGGAAAGTCTGTGCGTGGTGTTGATCATGTTTGTATTTATCAGAATGGCAAGCTCTGGCATGATCCGCATCCATCTGGCGCAGGACTGGTTGACGAAAGTTATTTTGAATATTTAATACCCATCAAAGCCATCTAAGCAAAAGGAGTAAGTATTATGACAATACAAGAAAGCAATAAGCTTATAGCAGAGTTTGAAGGACGATTATTTTACGGCCATCCCATATCAGGCTTTGGTGGTAATACCGGAAATGCTCTCCCTCAAATGAAGTATCACACTTCATGGGATTGGCTAATGCCGGTTATCGAGAAAATTAGTCAACATAAGTGGGAGCCAGATGAAGACTATTCTACCTACGTGTATCCAGTGACATTTGGAATGAGGCGAGAAAGTGATGGGCAGTATATGTTCCGGTTCGTGTGCTCTGGGTTATTTATAGAGCCGAAGCTAATAGACGCAGCTTACAAAGCAGTTGTTGATTGGATTCAATGGCACAATGAAACAAAGGCAATCCATACTAAGTAAACCACCAGTAACCATGAGTGAGATTGAGATTGTAGTTTTCATCGGGGTGGTCTTCGTTGCTATACTCGCATTTTGGTTAGGTTATATGGCAGGAAATGAGGCAGCACATTACGATCGAGACAAAGAAGATCAATTATTCAAGTAAACCTATTATGAGCAACGAAATCATTTTATTGTTTGTGCTTCTTTTTACCTGCCACTGGTTAGCAGATTACACACCTCTATCTACTCCAAAGATGCTGAAGGCAAAATCAACAGGAGGGCCGCTGTATTGGATATTTCTGCATGGGGCTGTTCACGGCGTTTTAATGTCATCGGTTGTTGCACTCTTTGTATCTGATCCGTGGATGATAGGCGCTGTGTTCGCCACGCAGACACTTCTTCATTATTTCATTGATCTTGGTAAGGCAATGTTTGGAATGGTATTCCCTTCCGTGAAGGATTCAACAAAATACTTCCACTGGATAATATTTGGATTTGACCAACTGCTTCATAATCTCGTAATACTCGCTATTGTTAAACTCGTTTCAAAAAGTATCATATGACCTTACAAGAAATAAAAGACCAGTACGCCAGAGAGAAGGGGTACGATAACTGGGATTCTTTAATTAGAAACACTTTTGATAGAAACTATCCGGGTCCAGATACTCGATTGATAGATCAGTATTATACTGAAGCCAATGCTCGCTACACCACCGCCTGCTGCAAGGCTACACTGGAAAAAGCGGCACAGAACATTGATCACTTCCCGGAAATAGACATGGAAATAATTTTCAAAGAAAGCATAGTAATTTTCTAAGCTAATTAATACTAAAGACTATATGCCAAATATTGAAACACCTGATGAGCTGGCTGATGAAATCCTTAACTGGGTCGGCTGCTTTGGTTGTTGTCCAGCAGAAGAAAACGGACAAGATACATGCGAGAATAAAAACCCTTTCTGCTGTCGTGTTGGTGCTATGACATGGCTACCGGATAGGATCAGGGCGTCCGTTGAAAATGAAAAGAAATTAAATCAATAACCCCCTACTCAAGTACATACTATGCAACAATACAGAAAGAAACCGGGAGTTGTTCATGCTCATCAATGGGATGGCTTCACAAATAAGTTGCCATCATGGGGGATAGACGCATTGAATAATAACCAGATTTGGCAAATTGGTCAGTGCCTTGATATTCAAACGATCTATGGCACCTTTTCTATCTATCCCGGAGATTACATCTTGCTGAATGAAAAAAATGAATTAGGTGCTTATAGACAAGAAAAATTTAATGATGACTATGAGCCTGTATCTGCTCCATCTGTGCCATCAACCGTACAGGAACTTGCTATTGAATACGCCGAGTGTTACAAGAATGAACATCAGCAATTGATTGCTAAGAATGCTTACGTTGATGGCTTCACTTCAGCGCAACATTTATCGGCAGCATCTTCTCAGCTATCAGTACAGCAGGACAATCCCGTTGATCTTATGTGCATGGTATGTGGGAAGAATTTCAAAGGAGAACTGCCGAAGGTGTGTTGTAGTGGTCAGGACTGCGGATGTATGGGCCAGCCGGTCGATCCCGTAGTATGCTCAAGGGAATGTTACGACAATCTTCCACATAACCGCTGCAAAGCTGAATCAGTACAGCAGGAGAACTACAAGCCGGAAGAGTTCCGGGAAGCATTATCTGAAGCACAAAAACATTTCCAGAGCGAAGGAGGGTCAGTACAGCAGGAGCCAGAAAATAAGGCATTCAAAAAAGGAGATAGCGTTCTTTCCAGGTCAGCACATAATTCCGAGAAAGTGGGTGAGGTGTGGAAGGTTTCGGATTACGGCGTACACGTTCGTTATGGTAAAGGGGATAATGCTTCATTTGAGGTGTTTCACTTCAACCCCCACCATCATACACAAACCCCAATCACGCTCTTAGAGAATATTGAAGCACAGGATACGGATGTACAGCAGGAGAGCGACAAGGACAGAAAATTATTAAAAGAGTGGGCCACTATTTTCGAACCAATTTTCAAGTACGCGAATAAGCATCCAGACTGCCGACTTGGTAGCAGTGTAACAGAATTTGTAGTAGAGCAGGCGAAGAAGTATGACCAACTGAAGGCGGTGCAGAGCGAAGGAGGGTTACAGTGGGTGAAGGGCGGATACGATAAGTTATACCGGCAGGTGAAGTCAGGCATTGAAACTCCGTGCATGGTAGATTATCATCCACGAAAGGAGGAAACAGTATACAGAGATATATGCAGTATCAAGTATCCATGGTTAGAACTCAGGTGTAGAGGTACAGGATATGGCGAGGTAAAAGATTTTCTCTTTTGGGACAAAGATCTGACAGAAGAGCAGGCGTTTATTAAACTGTGTGAGCATCGAAATGTAGAGTGGATTTGTTTCGCCTCTCCCTCTACAGCAAATACAGAGGAAGGAGCAGAACAGATAGCACGAGATCCAGATCAGCAATACACATACTATCAGTTGGATTTTAATCTGTGCCCTTCAATAAATGCAGACTACACTATCTGCGAAACATACGAAGAGGTTATTGTTGAACTGCGTGCTGTTGATATTGATTTGGATGATCCAACCAGTAATGCATCTGTCACCATTACTGGAATCGGTATGACGCCGAATGAATTCAAAGAATGGCAGATTGATAACGGTATTATTCCTCACTGAATACAACAAACAATAAAGAATGTCACGCGCTTCTGATCAGTTGGCTTACGAATACATGCTTTGGAGAGCAGGAGCATTTGATAAGGTTAAAAACAAAACAATGAAAAAGAAAGTAATCCAAGTTTGCAATTCAGGATGTGAGCAGAAACACTTCACCGCTAAAGTTGGGAATAAATCTACAACCTTCTGCTGTCAAAAAGGGTTTGAATTATCCTTGAAAGAGTTTTCTAAATCAGTTAAGCAGTTATCTTCAAGACCGCCGAACTCTACGAACTATTCGACCCCAAATATAATAAACAACAATAACCATGACAAAGAAGCTGAGGGAGGAAGTAAGGCAGAAGTATAACGGTCTGTGCGGGTACACTGGTAAACCTTTGGATGAAAAGTGGCAGGTCGATCATATTATTCCTAAAAGCCATCACATGTGGTATCAGCCAACAACAACCAAGCCTGATGATTTGATGAACCTTCTTCCTGCGCTTCGGATTGTCAATCATTACAAGCGATGCCGTGATCTGGAAGCATGGAGGGAATTCTTGCTAACGCTTCACGAAAGATTAAAACGTCTTCCGAAGAATCCGACTGTTCAGAAATCAATCCGGCATAAAGAATACCTGCTGGAAGTCGCCGATGCTTTTGGGATTACTATCACAACTCCTTTCACCGGCAAGTTCTATTTTGAAACAACAATAACTAAGTAGCTATGGAGGACCGCCAACAGAAGTACTGGGAAATTTCAGGGATATTGGATATGTGGGACTGGAATCGAAAAGAAAAGCCTGAACTCACAAAGCACGAATTCATTAACAAATATCTGGATAATAAGCAAGCTGAGGAAGATTGCTACCGGGGATTGATCGAGTATGAGAATGAATGCGCCAGAAAGAACCAACGAGTCCTGAGAGCTATTAAGTCGGTAAAAGGTATAGCGTTCTACAAGCATATTCTCGCCATCATTAAAGAAAGCGAAGGTATCCGGGATGTTGCGGAAATAGTCCGGGAGCCAATCGGCACTTTTCAGAAAGAACAATACGGCAGATCAATAAAAGGTATTTGGGTGAATCAAACAACTGATGGTGGTTATTTGGGAGACTCTTATGCTGGCACCATCTGCATTGAGTTAAAGCCGGGGCGATACCTGAAGTTTCACTACGCAATGTAATTCCCCTCACATAACTAAAAACAAACAGTAACAATGCTAACAATCGAACAACTCCTGCGCCCCAGGTACAAGATAATAGCGGACTATCCGGGGAACCCTTATGAGATCGGTAGAATCATTTCATTCGACCGGCAACGAATGATTATTATGGAAACAGAAAGCTGCGTTCTCCTGGCACCAGTAGAAGGGTTCGATAGTTACCCTCACCTCTTCGAGCTGGCTCACTGGTCCGAAGGCCGCACGAAAGAAGAGTTTCCTGAGTACGTCGCCTTTGCTCCGAAATTCAAAGCAGAAGAGATTTATAAGGTCGAACAACTCCACACAACAGAGAAAGGCTTCGTTCAATCTATTCTCTGCGAGGGAGAGATCGTTCCTTACTCGCCAGGCATCTACCACCGCCCCGCTACTCAGGAAGAGTACGAAGCATACAAAAAAAGGTGAAACAATACGTTCCACGGGAAATGAAAACGACATGACCTACATCGAAGAATACATTCTGAAACACTGGAAGAGCAACACTGTAGCCATGATGGCGGACCAGTTGAACCTCACGCCGGCAATCGTTCGCAATGCAGCGAAGAAAATGGGCATCGATCCCATCAGCCCGAAAGATTTGAAAGTAGCTTTCATCCTGGATAACTACGAACGTTTATCGCAAGAGGAAATGGCCGAGTGTCTGGAATGCACAAAATCTACAGTAGGAGATCTTCTAGACGAATACGGGCTGAGGGCAAAGTCCAGGATGAAAGGAGAAACCCCTTTGCCCGCCATCAAGGTGAGCCCGGCACTGACCGAGTATCTGCAGGAGATCAGCCCGAAACCAACAAACAAAAAAAGACCACCAGCAATTTACAATCAATCTGGCAGTCCTTACGGGATAGCCGATGAAATCAAACAACAATCATGAAATATATCATCTGCTTCTTAATCGCCTTCGGTGCTGCCTGTGTCTCCACAAAGAAGTACCACAGGACCGCGCAAACGATCGTGGACTTCGCGCAGGCAACCATCGATAGTGCCCAAACACCGGCTACAAACGCATCTGTGGTTATTGCGCGAGCAGATACAATGCTTCCAGCAGTTGCTTCCTGCCGGCACATCTGGGTAGCAGTAGAGAAGGACACTGTCGTTTACGGATTGACCACCAGTTGCGAGATGCCTCGAAAGAATCTTATCTGCCTTAGATGTTTCAAACAGAAAGAGCAGGTGGTAGCCATCGGCCAGGCAACCTGGTTACATTACCCAAATGCTCTCGTTCCAAGAACCTCACCAAAAAAGAAGCCATGAAGTACATCCTGCTCCTTACCTGGTTCTTCTTCTCATAAACTTTCAATCCGGTTTGAACGAAAAGTGATTTTTGGATTTATCCTTTTTCATATCTTTGTATCCCACCTCTTCACAGGTTTCCAGCAGCCTCACTCATTGGCGTGCTGGTTTTCCTTTTCTCACTCTCATTCTAAATCCTACAAAGATGACCAAAGAAGAGTCCAACCTTTTAATTATCAAACTACTTGCTGAAGGGAAAGTACAAAAAGAAATTGCTGAAGAACTGGGCCTGACTTACGATACAGTAGTTGACAGGATATACAAAATGAAAAAGGAAAAGAAGTGTGCCACTCAAACCCAGCTTGTCGTAACAGTAATCAGAGAAAATATTTTGTCATTTCGGGGATTGCCGTAGCTTCGGCAGATGCCAAAACAGATATTACTTTCCGGAGGTCCAAAAGATGGCCTGATCGTGGAAGTTGCTGATGAAAAATTGCGCTACTATATCATACGGGCATTGAAACCCGGCGCCATGATTTTGATCGGCATGGAGATCGGCACATATCTGACCACTGGAGAATTTACAAACAATCATGAGCTCTTCACGTGGAAAGGATGGGAGAGCGAAAATAATAAAAACCCAGAGGACGAGAATGCGCCTTAATGTAAAAGTCTGAAAGTCAGAAATGGCAAAGGTCACGGCATGGCGCTGATGCCGGAGGAGGCCGTATCGCGGAGTTAGAATCCCGCCTGGGTTTTTTAAATACACGTAATAGACGCATGTATCGCTACGAAGAAAACAAAGAGTACTATGATTCCCTCCGTCGCCAAACGGACGAGTTTCGCCGATCCCTCAAAATAGATATCAATCGGCAGCTAAAGGCCGATGCTGAATCCAATGACCAAGTAGTTCGCGACAAGGCAAACACTCTCCTCCAGGCAATCGAAACGAATACTCCCTGCATATTGTATCAAGATCACGAGCGTGGCGCTGTCATTTTGCCAAAGCTCCGGTTGATCGTGAAAATGTTTCCAGGAAAAAGATTCACTACTCATCTTTGTACTCCACAAGAATTCCAAAACCACGTGAAGGCGCTGTATGTGATTTATCCCTCCATTGACTATGCGCCAAATCAGCTTGTGCGTTCTGCACTCACGATCGCGCTTTCAAAGCTTTCTATACTCCCATCTGTTGAAAATAAATAGACTCCCAAGTAACGGTTCCGAACAAATGGGACCGTCCATTAACAAATAATCTTCTCAATTTTATTTCCCGAAAGCACTGAGTGAAAAAAGTGTTTTCGGTTTTTCATTTATGGCCGAACTGACCGGAAAGCAGCAAAGATTCTGTGAAGAGTACCTGAT